GGCCAATATTATTTTCAGCGCAAAGAGCTGCACTAGAAAATTTAAATATTGCCAGATGGAATGATCAATTCATTCAGTTCGATGATTACGATCATGGAGCAATTGACGAGACACTAAGATGGACAATCGTTAAAGATTCAGGAGCAGCCGCAGCTATCGTTGCAGATGCTAGATCTGGTGAGCTCAACTTAACTTCAGCGAACACAACAGATAATGACGGTGCTTCAATTCAAGGAAAGCAAGAGTATTTTTCTCTTCCTTCAACAGCAGGTAATAAGTTGTATTATGAAACAAGAATTAAAATGTCTGATGTTGATCAGATGGATGTTCTCGTTGGATTAACAGAAACTTTTACAACCAATCCTGAAAATGCTTTAGCATCATCAAACATCATTGGTTTCTTATTAACTGATGGTAGTGCTGTTATTGCTGGTGTAACAGAGGCTTCTGATACAGCAACCACTGTAACTTTAGACACAACTTTATCAACTTTAACAAACGATACTTACGTAACTTTAGGTTTTGTTGCAACAAAAGCTAACAGTGATGGTAATAATAAGGTTGATTTTTACATCAACAGAAAATATGCAGGAACAAGCACAACAAACATTCCAACAGCTAACATGAAAATGATGGCGATGAGTGTATCAGGTGATGCCACAGGTCAGAAGATAACAACTTTAGATTACATGATGGGTGCTCAAGATAGAGATGTAACATACTCTGACGGACCTGCGTAAGGAGTAAGTTATGATTAATTATAGATCGGCTAAAGTAACTGCTACGGGAAATGTTTCTACTGGTCCCGCAAGACTAATAGCTATACACGCTGTTTGTGCAGGATCTGCAGGAAGTATTGTTCTAAAAGACTCTAGCACTGGAGCAACTTTGCTAGATCTTGATACTCCAGGCTCAGCTACAGCAGTAATTGAAACTTACATTGGTGATACTGGTTTGAGATTTCAAAACAATATTCACGCCACATTAACTAATGTAACTTCACTGACTTGCATCTTCGGATAATGGCAGACAAACAGCCACCAAAAACTAAAAAATATTTCCGCCCCACTAAAAAAGGGGCGGGAATGACTAAGGCAGGTGTTGCTAAATATAGACGTGATAACCCTGGCTCTAAATTAAAAACTGCTGTGACAGGTAAAGTAAAGCCCGGTTCAAAGGCAGCAAAAAGAAGAAAGTCGTTCTGTGCTAGAAGTGCAGGACAAATGAAAAAGTTTCCTAAAGCCGCAAAAGATCCTAATTCAAGATTAAGACAAGCACGTAAACGTTGGAGATGTTGAATGGGAAATTGGTTTATTTACTTAATAAGCTGTCTTATAATAACTTTAACAATAGTTATTGGTGGCACAAAAAATTTTTACGCTGAGACCAATACCGTGTCGAGTACGGTAGTAAACAATACACCCCCAACAGCAAATGCACCCGTTCTGCCCAATTCAAATAGTGATATTTGTAAAGTTGGTGTGGGAGGAGCGGTTCAAAATAATGTTTTAGGTATTGCTACAGGCGTTCTAATCGACGATGAGCTGTGTCAGCTTCTTAAGCTATCTCGCTCGCAGTACGCTTTTGGCATGAAAGTCTCGGCGGTGGCCCTCTTGTGTCAGGACCCTCGTGTGTGGACAAGTATGATGGATGCGGGGACCCCGTGCCCTGTAAACGGCCTCATCGGTGCTGAAGCTGCTGCATATTGGGAAGCAAATCCAGATAAGATTCCAGACGGCAGTAGATACAAACCAGAATATATTGCCGCCAATAAACCAGAACCAAAGGAGTTTAGTGATGCACAAAATGCTGCTCTGTTTAAAACTTTGTTTGTTATTACTACTGGTCTCCTCTTATTCTAAAGCAAATTGCTTACCTGATGTGCTAGGACTTTGCACTCCAGGTGTCACCATCACAGAAGAAACAGAAATAGATGTTACTGAAGAGGACTTAGGAACAGAGATTGTTACGACAACGACAACTACCGTAACCACCACTACAACCACAGTCACAAACGAAGACTCGGGAGATATCCTTGATGGCGATAATGATTATGTAACCTCAAAGTATGAAGGAGATATGGATATTGATTGGGGTGGTCAAGGCCCTGCAAGTATGCCTAGTGGCAATAGCTGCGGACAGTTAGGTACAGATAAATGCGCCATGATTACAGGAGGTGGTAATAGCACTTCGACCATGGGTGTATCAGGTATGGGTACAACATTTATTAACACTATTGACATATCAGATTTACAAATAGATAACGGTGGAGAAGTAAGGTACTCAATTAAGGTAGATAAACAAGATGCTCAAGATAGAATATACATGCATGTTTCAGGATTTAATGGAACTACTTCAGTCTTTTCAGGCACTGACATCTTGTCTGAGTCTGGAGTGGCATCAAGCTATCAATCGTACACTGGGTCTTTCGATTTCAGTGGTGTACTAAATAAAATTATTGTTGAGGTTGGCGGTAGAGATATCAACATGGCCGTTGGTCCAATGTTTGATGATGTCACTGTCAATGTTTTCTATAATGTAATTAATACTATCGTTACTCAACACATAACCACTATTGAAGAAATCTATTATCTAAATATTTTTGATCCTATCGAATTAGATTTTGTTGAAGAAGTTTTTGAATACAACGATGTTAGTATGGAAGATGGAGAAATATCTTTCACTCCGATTGAACCTGAGGTTGAAGAAGTTTCCTTTGCAAGTGTCGAATTAGAAATAGCTGAAATTGAAATTAATTTACCTGATCCCGAACCCGAAATTGTTGAGGTTGAAACAGAAGTTGAGATGGAAATTGAAATGGAGATGGAAGAAGTCTTAGTTGTTGAGGCTGAACCTGAGGAAGAAATTACCGAAGAACCTCAAGAAGAATCACAGGAACCAGAACAAGAACAACCGCAAACAGAACAAAAAGAAGAAGATCCAGAAGAAACGGTAGAAGAAGAGAAGCCATCAGAGCCTAAGGTATCAAAGAAGGATAAAGCTGCCACCAAAATTGTAAAAAAGATTGATGACAAAGCAAGATATGATGATGCTGCTCAAACTAAAACTTTAATTGTGATGCAGATACTTGGTAATACGAAAACCTTTTTTGATAGTCAGTCATTTATACAAGACACAAATGTTACAGAGTATTTAAACAAGACAATAGATGATCAGTATGGTATGCTGTTTGACATGGCACAGGAAAACACTATTCAGGAGATGATAAATGCCCAGTATTGAGTATGCCGGGATGAAGGTATCTGGGGGGAAAGTCTTCGCTATCCTTACCTTATTAGGTGCACTTGGTTCAGGTGCGTGGGCCGTTTTCAATTTTTATTCCGACTATCTCTCAATGAAGGAAAAAATTTTGGAGTATACCGAGCCGGACCTTTCAGGGTTTGATAAGAAAATTGCACTTGTAGAAAGCAATACAAATGCACAAATGGAGATTGTCTTACAAAAGGTGGAGGGTTTGAAAAGTGAATTAGATATAGTTCTAGAAGAAATAAGCCTAATAAGTCAGGTTAGCAGAGAACTTAAAGATGACCTTAAAGCAGATATACGTAACATGGAAAATGACGTACGTCACATAACCACCATCGTAAATGACGTGGAAGATAGACAAAAAGAGGACACTAGAGAGATACTTAATGAGATTAAACTGATAGAAGAAAACCTTGAATTAAATATTGACAAAGCCTTAAATAACCCTTTAAGTGGAATGAGTGCAACAAAATAAGGAGCTAACTATGTGTAATTGTAAAACAGATGCGGATTGTATATGTCGACTAAGATAGATATTAAAACAGTATTACCCTATCTGGTATTGTTTGGAACAATAGCAATGACATGGGGTATGTGGTCAGAACGTTTAAATGCAGTAGAAGAAAAGGCAGATAGTGTTGCAAAAATGCAACAAGATATTGCTGTGATCAAAGAAAAAATTATTCAAATGGATGATAAAATAATGTGGATTGAAGAGTTCCTAATTAAAACAGTGGAGTATTGATGGCTATATCACGAGCTCAAATGAAACAAGAAGTATCTACAGGAGGTACGAAAAAAATGAAAAAGAAAAGATTAAAACCAGTCGATAAAAAGAAAAATCCGGGTCTTGCAAAATTACCCACTAAGGTAAGAAATAAGATGGGATATATGAAAAAAGGTGGTAGAGTCAAATAATGTGTAAATGCAATGAGGACTATGTCTGTATTTGTGGGCTCGAAACAGAAGAGGAAGATAAAAAATGACTAAATTATGTCCAAGAGGTAAGGCGGCAGCGAAGCGAAAATTTAAAGTTTACCCCTCAGCATATGCAAACGCCTACGCTTCAAAAATTTGTGCAGGAAAAATTAAAGATCCAAGTGGTAAAAAAAGAAAAGATTTTAGAGGCCCTAAACCTGCAGGCAAAGCGGATGGTGGTGTCATAGACTTCAATAAAATATCTCAAGATCGTAAGAAGGTTTCACAATTTAATAAAGGCGGTGTAGCTAGAGGTTGTGGAGCTGTCATGGCAAGTAAAAGAAAATCTACAAAGATGGCTTAAATGGCAAAGGGTGGACTTAAAGAGTGGTTTAAGCAGGACTGGGTTGATATTGGTTCTAAGAAAAAAGGCGGAGGCTTTGCTAAATGTGGTAGAACAAAACAAAAGAAAGATGCTAAACGAAAGTATCCTAAGTGTGTCCCAAGAGCAAAAGCTAATAGAATGACTAAGGGTCAAATACAATCAGCAGTTTCAAGAAAAAGATCAAAAGCTCAAGGTGTTGGTGGAAAACCAACAAATGTAAAAACAATAATTAAGAAAAAAAATGGACAAAAAAAGAGATCCTAAAGAGGGTACTGGTAAGAAGCCCAAAGGTTCTGGAAGGAGATTATACACAGATGAAAATCCTAAAGATACTGTCAGTATTAAATTTGCTACGCCAACTGATGCGAAGAAAACGGTCGCAAAGGTTAAAAGAATTAAAAAACCATTTGCTAGGAAAATCCAAATCCTCACTGTCGGAGAGCAACGAGCAAAAGTAATGGGAAAAAATAAAGTAGCCTCCATATTTAAAAAAGGCAAAGATAGTATTAGAAAACAACAAGGTGTCTCGAAAAAAACAAGCAGAAAAAATAAAAGCTGATGTAGTGAATTGGTCTAAGACAGTCTTAGAACCAATTAACAAGCATATAGGCTTTCCCGCATGTCCGTTTGCAGCTAAGTGGAGAAAAGACAAAAAAGTACGAATAGAAGTTCGTATGGACAAATCTAAATATGAAAAACAATTAACCTCTGTAATTAAGTCTTGGAATAAAAAACAACACGATATAATTATTTACTGTGACCCTTTTTTTGAACAATACTCTCCAGAACAGTTTCAAGATAAAATAGATTTTTATAATAAAACTTATAATAGAAGAGATGTATATTTTATGGGTTTTCATCCTGAAACCCCGGCAGATCCTAATGACGAAGCTTTCTTGTGTGACCCTACAGAAGAACCTGTGGAACACTCACAGTTGGAGTATTCCATGATGTTAATACAGAAGTTTAAACAGCTTTACGAAGCAAGTTGCAAACTACACAAGATAGGTTATTATAAAAAATGGCCTAAGGATTACTACGAAGAAGTGGTAGCCGAAAGGCAACATACGTATGAACAATTAAATAAAAAGAGGTAATTATCATGATGAAAAAAAAGCAAGTAATTAAAAAAAAACGTGGCGGTGGCATGACTAAAAAGAAACAAGTCATGAAGAAACGTGGTGGTGGTATGATGAAGAAGATGGCCATGGGTGGAGATGCAATGTTGATGTCTCCTAGAAAAGCGATGGCTTCAGGAATGACCGCTATGAAGGCAGGTGGATCACCTAAGAAAAAGCAAGTAATGAAGAAGCGTGGCGGTGGCATGATGAAAAAGCGTGGCGGCGGCATGATGAAGAAAAAGTAATTGAATGGCTACCTCTGGAACAACCACTTTTAATTTAGATATAGATGATATAGTTGAAGACGCATACGAAAGATGTGGTGTTCAAACTAGATCTGGTTATGATTTAAAATCAGCTAGAAGAAGTCTAAATATTTTATTTCAGGAGTGGATGAACAGAGGTATTCATTTGTGGAAAGTAGAAAATCAAACTACAAATTTAGCAGCAGGAACGACTACCTATACAGCTCCAGCAGATGCGAGTGATGTATTGGAAATGACGTTTAGACAAATTTCTGGTGGAACAACAACCGATACGACCATGACAAAAATTTCAAGATCTGAATATCAAGCTATTCCAAATAAATTTTCTCAAGGTCAACCATCACAATATTACGTAGAAAGAAATCTATCTAACGTAGAAATTAATCTTTATCAAACACCTGACACTACTGATACGCAGATCAACTATAATTATATTGGAAGAATAGAGGACGCCGGAGCTTATACAAATCAGCCTGACGCTCCTTTTAGATTTCTTCCTTGCATGGTGTCAGGACTAGCTTTTTATTTATCACAAAAGAAAAATCCTCAAATGACTCAATCGTTGAAACTTTATTATGAAGATGAACTACAAAGAGCTTTAACAGAGGATGGTCAAAGAGCTTCAGTACATATAGTTCCTCAAAATTATTATGTAGGATCATAACATGGCCGTATTTGCTTCTGGTAAATATGCTTTAGCAATCTGTGATCGATGTGGTCAACAGTATAAATTTTTGGAACTAAAAAAAGAATGGAATGGTTTACAAGTTTGTCCAGAGTGTTTTGAACCAAAACATCCTCAATTAGAACCCTCTTATCATGCGGCAGATGCTCAAGCACTTCCTTTTACAAGACCCGCTAGAGAAGAGCCTATGATTGTTTTTGTAGGTGGTTCCGGGGATAGTTCATTTACTTCTAATGGAATGCAACCATCTGAAGAAAGTAGAGCATTGATTATGGGATCAAGTGTTGGTAAAGTAACTGTGGAGATATCATGAATTATTCTGAACTTTTAGATAACGTAAGAAACTACACAGAGGTAACAAGTGATGTGTTATCAAATTCTGTAATTAATGTTTTTTTAACTAATATAGAAAATAAAGTAGCTAGACAACTAGACTCTGATGATCAAAGAAGATATGCAACTACAACCTTTGAGGCTAATAACGCTTTCTTGGATGTTAGTGGACCAGAGGGTGGTTTTCGTTTTGCCAGAGGATTACAGATAGTAGAAACCGATGGAACTAGAACTTGGCTAGAACAAAGAGATGCTACTTTTATGGATGAATATTCTGTAGAGAGATCTACGACAGATACAAATTTTACAGGTAAGCCAAAGTATTGGGGAAACTGGGATGCAACAACACTAATCGTGGCTCCTACCCCAAACACTGCTTACACGGTCGAGATGTGGTATGACGAAACTCCTGAGAGATTAGGCAATGGTTCTTCAGGAACTTCAACCACAACTTTTTTATCTAACAACGCACCTGAGGTTTTGCTTTATGGAACTTTATCAGAGGCTTATTCCTACTTGAAAAATTTACAAGATATGCAATTATACGAAGGTAAGTACCAAGTTGCTCTGCAAGATTATGCACAAGAGCAAATGGGACGTAAACGTAGGGATGAGTATCAAAATGGTGTGTTACGCATTCCAATGAAATCGCTAACACCATAAAGGGAGTAACTAAACATGGCAATAAATCAAGCAGTCTGTGCTTCATTTAAACAGCAATTGCTTCAAGGGGATCATGATATTGATAATGATACAATCAATCTTGCCCTTTATACAGATTCTGCGACTTTAAATGGAAACACAACAGCCTACTCAGCCACAAACGAAGTAGGTAATTCAGGAACATATACAGCAGGTGGTGCAACTTTAACGGGTGCAACTGTTGGATTAACAGCAACTAGCGTTACAGCATCAACAGCATTTGTCGATTTTGCAAACGCAAGTTTTACATCAGCAACAATTTCTGCACAAGCAGCTTTGATCTATAATAGATCATCAAGTGCTACTAATGCAGCTATTGCAGTTCTTGATTTCGGAAGTGTAAAGACATCAACAAACGGTACATTCACAATCGCATTCCCAACTAACGATAAAGACAGTGCTATATTAAGACTATCTTAATTTAGCGGAGCATTACCATGGCGGATGCTTGGAATGAGGGCACGTGGGGACAAGGCTTTTGGGGCCAACAAAGTTCGATCACAGTATCTGTTACTGGGTTATCGACAACAACAGCTATTGGTACAGAAACTGTTGAAGCAGACTCTGTAGTCACATTAGATTCACTTCAAACAACTTCAGCTTTAGGAACAGCAGTAGGCGAACCTGAAAACGTCTATTTTCCAACAGGTGTTTCATCTCAATTTAATTTAGGTAGCACGAGCATCGAGGAAGGTGCAAGTGTTACTCTTAGTAGTTTATCTACATCATTTGGTGTAGGCACTGAAAGTGCATCAGGAACAGTTGATGCAGGTTGGGGTCGTGGCTCTTGGGGATCTTTTGCCTGGAATGAAAATATAGAATTTATTACCAACGTCACAGGTGTGACGATGTCCTCTACATTAGGCACTACGACTCAAGAAGTAGGAACTGGTGTAATTGTTTCTGTAACCGGTTTAGAAATGACAGGTGCCCTAGGCACTACATCTCAAACGGGAACTGCTTTAGAAACTCTAGATAGCCTTTCAGTAGGTGTTGCTCTATCAGGAGCAACAGTATCAGGTGAGGGTAGTGTTGCAATCATAGCACCATCCGATCAATTAGATTTTGCTATTGGAACTCCTGTAATTGATATCTTTACACAAGTAGATCCTGTTCCAGTGACAATGACCGCTGCTTTAGGTAGCTCTACTGTAGAAGCAGACGCTCTAGTCACTCTTGGTAGTTTAACAATGGGCTTTACCGCTGGAACAGCCACAGCTACAGGTGGAACAGGCGTTATTGTAAGCGTAACAGGACTATCTTCTAGCTTTGCAACAGGAACTGAAACTGTTATTGGTGATTCATTAGTCAATGTGACAGGACTTGACTTAACAATAGTAACAGGTAATCCTTTCTCTACTCCATGGGCGAACGTGGTAACGGGAGCGAGTAACACGTGGACAGAGGTAAATGCAGCATAAAAAGTGTTGCTTGAATAACAAAAAAGGATATATTTTAGAGAGGTTTAAACATGGCAAGTACATATTCAGATAGACTTAAACTAGAACTCATGGCAACTGGCGCTAACGCCAATACATGGGGAACTAACACTAACAACAATCTTAACGTTTTAGACGCTTTCGCTGGCGGATATTTATCTAAATCTGTAGCAGGTTCTGCTGACGTTACTCTTACCACTGCTAATGCAGATCCAGCAGCAGAGGCCTCTAATAAAGTAGTAGAATTCACCGGAGCTCTTACTGGAGACATTAAAGTATTTGTTCCCGCTGTAGAAAATAATTACATTTTTTTTAACAATACCACAGGTTCTCAAACTCTTTCAGTAGCACCAACTGGTCACGCAGGTAACGCTGTTGCAATTACTCAAGGTGCACATACAATCATGTATGTAACAAACAACAATAAAGTTGTTGACCTCTTTGCAGGATCTTTAGGAACAGTCGGTGTTAAAGGTGCAGCAACTTTTAATGATGATGTTACTGTTGCAACAGGTAAAAAAATTGTTACCGAAAATATTACACTTAATTCAAACGGTGTGGTCGCCGCTACATCATACACAGGTAGTGGAGCTAATCTAACAGATGTTGATCCTTTTCCTTCAGGAACATCAATGGTGTTTAATCAGGCTTCAGCACCAACTGGTTGGACAAAACAAACTGCAACTGGACTATCTGATGCTGCTATGGCAGTTGTTACAGGTACAGGAGGTGGTACTGGTGGTTCAGATACCTTCTTTACAACTTTTGCGAGTAGTAGAAATACAGACTTAACATCGGCAACTGTTTCTGTTTCAGGAACTGTTGGAGACACAACTTTATCCACACCTACTATCGCATCTCACGCTCACGCAATAAGAGCAAGATTTCCTAACCATCCAAACAATGCAAATCAACCTACTCCTACTTTGGGAGAGAGTTATTTTAGTGGTCAGGGTAATAGAACACAAACCGGGACTGCTATGAATAATTCAGGTGGTGGTGGTTCTCACTCACATCCATTCAGTGTTTCAAGTTCATCTTTAGGGGGCACAATCTCGATGCCTGCGATGGATGTTAAATATGCAAACGTAATTATTGCTAACAAAGATTAATGCCCATATTTGACCCTGACGGAAAATGTCCGTTGTTAAATAAGAAGTGCATCAAACATCAATGTATTTGGTATAATATGCTACAAGGAGCACACCCACAAACTGGTCAAGCGGTTCAAGAATGGGGATGTTCTATAGCCTGGATGCCATTATTAATGGTGGAAAACGCAAAACACATACAAGGCACACAAGCAGCCACGGAATCATTTAGAAATGAGATGGTTAAATCTCAAAATGCTATGAATAAGCTTCTTCAAGGAAGTGATTCAGCTAAAAATTTAGCAATGAATGCAGTCAGTATATTTGAATTAATAGGTAATCATCAAAAAGCTATTGAAGAAAATGATTCTAAAATGGAGGATGAAACTATTAGACATCTAAGTAATAATAAGATAAAAGTTAAGAAAGGAAAAAAAAATGGCAACAACAGTAAATAACACAACAGCAAACTCAAGAATAACAATTATTTTTGATGCAGGCGTAAACGTTGATAACGAGAATAATGGACCTAGATTAGGTACAGGGGATACTGAATCCGATGTTATGATTGACAACAAGTCTTACTTAAATATTCGATCACATACTGAGATTGATGCTAATGTTCACGCTATGCAGTGGAATGCTACTACAAACACTGGCAAGTTAGAGTATGTTGATAACAGAGAAAATGAATCTTTATCTTCTTTTCCTCAATGGGCAACTAACGTTGTTATAAGATGTGAAGCTCAAGATGCTTGGCAAACAGCTTTTGATGATGCCATGGCGGGAGATGCAGACTCTCAAGCAAATGCTACCTCAACTGCAAACACAGCGAGAACTAACTATCTCACTGCGCACAGTATTACTTATTAATAATACTGTAAGAAAATAAATGAGAGAATACGTTTTAGAAATTAAAAAATTAATTCCACAAAATATTTGTGATCAAATAATATCCTATGTTGATCATAGTGAGGTAGATGCTTTGGTATCTGGATCAGATAAACCAATTAAAGAAATTAGAAACTGCACTACACGAAGTCTTTTGTATCCTCAAACATTAGGTAATAAATTAATAACCAATTATTTAAAAAGCGCAGTTTTTACTGTTGCAGAAAAATATCAAAAAAAATTTAAAGATTTTAGTTTTAAAGAAATTTCACAAATGGATATTTTAAAATACGAAGCTAATGAATTTGATGCAGGGTATAAATTTCACGTAGATTTTGGACATGGATTTAATAAAAGGTCTTTATCTATTTCAATTTGTCTCAACAACGATTATGAAGGAGGAGAGTTTGTTTTTGATTTTTTTGCAGATCAAGGTCTACAAATACCACAAAATGTTGGTGACGCAATTGCATTTCCATCCAACTTTATGTTTCCTCATCAAGTCAACAAAATAACACTAGGTACGAGGTACGCTATAATAGCGTGGGTGTATTAATGAAACCAATTTTTATAAAAAATTTTTTACCAGAACAAATATTAAATCTTTGTCGATCTTATCTTTACATTAAATTAAATAATAAAACTACTTTTACAGTTGATCCTTCAACTGACTCTCTTGTCGTGGATTATGCAGATTATTTAATGGAAACAATTATGGATATGAGCACTCCTGTTATTGAACAAAACGTAGGTAAAAAATTATGGCCAACTTACTCATTTTTACGAGTATATGGCAAAGGTTCTGATTTAAAACCTCATACCGACAGAGATTCATGTGAATATACCGTTGCTCTTTGTTTGGGCTCTGATCCAGAAGACAAGCCCTATGATATTTTTTTAGGAGAACAGGATTCGTCTTCCGACTATAAACATATAGATGTGGATACAAAAAAACTAACCGCTTATAAGATAGAAAATAAATATGCTATGAAACTTAACGATGCTTTAATTTTTCAAGGTCAAGACAAAGAACACTGGAGAGAGACTTGTACTCATGATCACTTCATAACTGTTTTTCTTCATTATGTTGATCAAGAGGGTGATTTGGCAGACTATAAATTTGATAAAAGAAAATTTTTAGGACAACCAGAAAAGTAAATAAATGATTATTTACACAGGGCTTCCAAGAAGTGGCACAAACCTTTTAAAAAATATTTTATCACAAAACAACAATTTACTTGTAAATCACGAATCAGTGTTACCTCACCTAATATATCAAGTTTTAAATGCACCTAAATTAGAGAATCTTGATAAACACTTTAATTATTTAGAAAATGAAAAAAGTTTAAAAAATAAAATAGACAATTTCATTATTGGTGGCATATCAAAATTAGAATCACTTGATAATAAAACATATATAGATCATAACAAGGCTTGGTTAAAGGTTTTACCTGCTTTAATAAACTTAAATTATAAAGTAATATTGTCCGTTAGAAATATTAAAGATATTTTTGGTTCTTTAGAGTATCAAAGAAAAAGTAATGTTATTTTTGATGACTTGTCTTTTGTAAATTTAAATTGCAAAAACCCTTTTTTAGAAAGGATTGAGTATTATATACAAAATGTCCCTGTTTTATATTGGGGTATAAGTTTTATAAATGAACTTTGTCAAAACACATTTTTACAAAAAAATGTTCTTATTGTTAAATATGAAGACTTTACCTCCGACCCTCAAAAAATATTAAGTAGTATTTATAATTTTATGGGCGTTGAAAATTTCAATCATGATTTAGAAAATATAACACAAGAAAATTTTTCAGATCGACATATAGCAGCCAGGCTCTTATATAGTCACAAAGTAGGTAAAGAGATTAAAGAAAATAAAACTTATTCTTTTGATACGACAACAAATGATTTTTTGAATGAAAAATATTTTTCATACTTAAAATTCTTAGGATATTTAAATGATTAAGCCAGAAGAACTAAAAGATAAAAACTTTAGAATATTTTTAGGAATGCCTATGTATGGCGGGATGCTCACAGAGGCTACTCTGCATGGTTTATTAGAATTACAATCCTGGACTCTAGCCAACAAAATTGGAATGAGAATTCAAACAATGGGTAATGAAAGCTTAATCACCAGAGCTCGTAACACTATCGTCTCCATGATGATGGATCAAACAGATTTTGTTGCTACACATCTTTTATTTATTGATGCAGATATAGGCTTTACACCACAAAACATTGAAAGATTATTATGCGCTGATAAAGATGTTGCTTGTGGTATTTATCCAAGAAAACATATTTACCTTAATAAAATAAAAAAAATTCTTGAAGAAAATCCAAACGCCGATGAGGGAGAAATAGAAGCAAAAGCTTTAGGCTACAACGTAAACTTTGACAATCCAGAAATGTTAAAAGGTGAGAATGGTTTTTTTAAAGTAAACGAAGCGGCAACTGGTATGATGTTGGTAAAAAGAGAAGTATTTAGAACTATGTTTAAAAAATTTCCAGAGAGAAAATATGAGTCAGATCAAATAGTAAACGGCGGCTCGTATAAATCAGATAACTGTTATGACTTGTTTGCTGTTGGTCCTTACGAAACAAAAGGTCAGATAAGATACTTGTCAGAAGATTATTATTTCTCAAGACTTTGGACAGAGCAATGCGGTGGAGAGATATGGGCGGATCTTGCAATGCCCTTAACTCACTTCGGTAATAGAGCTTACAAAGGACATGTTGGCTCTCTGGTTGCACCAAAAAATGATTGAGCAAGTAGTTTATAAAGAGTCAGTATATGTAAATGATTACCCTGGAGATTCTCATGTTATTCAAAGTCATATAGATCACATCCTAAGTTTTGATAAAGGTAGATCTCAAAGTAATCGAGGTGGTTATCAAAGCAATTTTATTACTTTTGGTTTTAAAGATTTAATACAGTTTGCCATAAATAGTTTAGCTCTCATAAATAAAAAAGCTCAATTAGCTAGTTTTTGGCTTAATATCAATCAAGGGGAAAATTATAATGATTTACACGTTCATCATCTTCAAAACTGGTCTGCTATATATTATCACAAAGTTTGTTGTGAAAAAGCTACCACTAATTTTCATCATTTAGTTCCCTCTATCGTTTTTAATAAGTTTGAATTTACTCCTGTGGAAAAACGTATGGTGTTTTTTAATGGCATGTTACCTCATTCTGTAAGCCCCTGTGATGAGTCAAATCACGAAAGAATCACATTAGCTTTTAATTTTCGTATTTTGTAGTATATTGACACAATGCCATTAGTTAATTTTAGACCAGCACCAGGTATCAATAAAGAGGTAACCGACTACACGGGCGAAGGCAAGTGGACAGACGGTGATAACGTGCGCTTTTTTCAAGGATTGCCTCAAAAAATCAAAGGATGGGAAAAGTTCATATCTACTACCTTAGTGGGTGTCGCTCGTGATCAGCACGCATGGGTAGCTTTAGATGGCACAAGATACAACGCTGTAGGCACAGATAGAAAACTTTACGTCATAGAAGAGGGTAGAGCTTATGACATTACACCTATTAGAGAAACTCAAGCCCTAACAAATCCATTTACTACTAATGCCACTACTTCAGTGGTGGTGACTGATACCGCACATGGTGCTCAAAAGGGTGACTTTGTTACTTTTGATTCTTTTTCAGCAATTGACGGTCTCGATATGAACAAAGAGTTTGAAATCACGTCAGTCGCTAATAACAACGCTTACATAGTAACCACAACAGCCGCTGCTTCAGGATCTACATCAGGAGGTGGAGGTTCGGGTAATGCAAAATATCAAATCAGTATTGGTCCTGAAACATCTGTGCCGGCTTTTGGTTGGGGAACGGACACATGGGGTTCAAGCACATGGGGCACTCCCTCCACTACATCTAATGTTACTTTAGAAGCGAGACAATGGTCATTAGATAATTTTGGTGAAGATTTAATTGCAACCGTTTTAAACGGTGGTGCTTTTAAGTGGGACACTTCCACTGGTGTTAGCACAAGAGCTGCGGCAATATCAGGTGCACCAACAGCATCTAGATTAAGTTTAGTCTCAACTCCCGATAGACACTTAGTATTTATGGGAACAGAAAATACAATCGGTACAGTGAGTTCTCAAGATGATTTGTTAATTAGATTTTCTGATCAAGAAGATATTACCACTTATCAACCAACAGCAGAAAATACTGCAGGTTCATTGAGAATAGCTGACGGATCACGAATTGTAGCAGCAGAGCGATCAAGAGGTCAGATTTTAGTTTGGACAGATACATCGTTACACGCCATGCAGTTTATTGGACCACCATTTACATTTGGTCTACGTCAATTAGGTCAAAACTGTGGTATCGTGGGTATACACGCAGGTCTTGATTTAAATGGTGTAGCGTACTGGATGTCTCAAGACTCATTCTTTCTCTTTGATGGTACCGTAAAAAAATTACCATGCACCGTGGAACAATTTGTTTTTGATAATCTTAATGTTACTGGTGCAGAAAATGCTTTCGCTGGTCATAATGGTGAATTTAATGAAATCATGTGGTTTTACCCAAGAACAGGATCGGATACAATTAACGCTATTGTTGCCTATAATTATTTAGAACAAACTTGGTGGACGGGGACATTAGATAGAACGACTTGGATTGACAGAGAAGTTTATGAAAACCCTGTAGCATCAGATTACTTACCAACGACAACGGCCAATAATGAAACAATCTCTGGCTTAACAGACGGCGCAACACAAATGTTCTTACATGAAACAGGTAATGACGCAGACGGAACAGCAATGACTGCCTTTGTGAAATCAGGATCTGTTGAGATAGGCGAGGGTAATGATATGTTATTTGTTCAAAAACTTATACCTGACGTTCAAAATCAAGCAGGCACCTTAAACTTTAAATTGGAATTTAAAAACTATCCTAATACGAGCACTAGCACTACTAAAACGGCAACCTTTACAGATGCAACAGAGTTTGTAAGTTTACGTGGCAGAGGTAGAGAATTCACTGTCAATGTTGTTTCAAACACAGCAGGAACTGCATGGAGATTGGGAACGCAACGTTTCGATGTTCAACCTGATGGTAGAAGATAATGGCTAAGTTAACATTACAAAGATTTCCAGATCCAAGACCTGAGTATGATGCAGCTCAAGCTGCCGAACTAACTAGACAACTTGAAGAAATGATACAGCAATTAAACACACAGTATACACAGGATACACAGGAAGAGTCTACAAGAAGGGCATGGTTTTTTAGTGGCTGATGTTTTTAAAAGATTTATTGCAAATTTGACAACAACAGATTTGACAACTGTATTTACAGTGCCCACAGCTAATGTTGCAGCAACACCACCAACACCAGTGTCAACATTTATCGTAAAAACTATAAATACACACAACTATGATGGATCAAGTGCAGTGACAGTTAACATTGATCACAATGACGGAAGTAATGATCTACAAATTTTTCAAGTAGATGTATCAGCGTCAGACACAAACACTATTTCAACTTCTATCGTCTATCAAGAAGGTGATGCTATGAAACTACAAGCAAACGCAGCTTCTAGAGCAATGGTTGAAATATCAGTATTAGAAGTAAAACAACAACAATAATTGAATAAAAAAATTACTTTCACTTCACCTTTAAAAGGTTTCATATCAGAACCTAAACCATCACTGATTGATATACCTAAAGCGTACAAAGATTTAAATTTATTTCACGAAACCGTAACTGCACCCACGGTAAAAAGATGCATACCTTTTTTAGATGCTTTAACAACTGGATATATAATACCTTTTCCAACAGATATTGAAGTGCTTCTAGAAAAAGGTGAAGTAAAATTTAACTTACATAGTAACATCCCTTCAAACTTTCATAATTTAGTTGGAGTAGATGGACATTCTTTAAGTCAAGTTAATGAGGGAATAATGCATCCTAATAGGACAGTTGATGGTGTTTTTAAATTTATGAATCCTTGGCAAATAAAAACTCCAATAGGATATAGTTGTTTGTTCGTTACTCCTTTTAATCATGTGCTTCCATTTGATTTAGTCACAGGAGTAGTAGATACAGACACTTTTCCTTTACACATACATTTTCCTTTTTACTGGACACACAGATTAGATAAAGGATTTATAATAAAAGAAGGCAGTCCAATGGTTATGGTTTTTCCTTTCAAAAGAGAATCTTGGAAAATGGAAACAAAAGTATGTGATTTGTCACAAGAAAAAAAGACTTTAATAACTTTTGACGTTTTTAAAAAAATAGCTAATAATTATAAGTCATTACACTGGTCAAAAAAATCGTATAAATAATGTATCTAATAACAAGTGTCCCACAAAATATGTCTGATAAACTAGACGAAGTCATAAGTAAAAAACACACCGAAAGAGCAAACAAAGATTTAGCAGGTAATATACAAAAAGAGTTTATGATTCCTGATGGGAAACCTATTATTTGGCCTTTAATTGATAAATGTATTCAAGCACATTTTGAAAAATATCCTACTTATTATGCACGAATAAGTGGAATGCAAAAGAAAAAGGAATTTCGATTAGAACTTCATAGTCTTTGGGTAAATTATCAAAGTAAACATGAGTTTAATCCTGTGCACATTCATGATGGATTATTTAGTTTTGTTATATGGCACAAAGTGCCTTATCACATGAAAGATGAAAAGGCTCGTTTTCCACACATGAAAGAGGGAGAGATAAGAGCCGGGCATTTTGTTTTTCTAATGAACAATGATATGGGTAACATTACATCACATGCAATACCTGCCGATAAAGAATGGGAAGGTAAAATGGCTTTGTTTCCCGCTTCGCTTAATCATCAAGTTTATCCTTTCTATACATCAGATGATTATAGGATTTCAATTTCAGGCAACATAGGTTTTGCTTCGTGAAGTATTATATTTTTGGTTTACAAAACACACATACAAAATTAGCAAGACAATATATTGATGTAAATTTTTTTGCTAAGAATGGCAATGTAAATGATTTTGGACATTGGTCTTGGAATCATAATGGTGATTCAGAACAAGCCACAGCACACTTATTTCAAAATACACCCTTAATTTTTACCTATAAGTCTCCTCTTAGGTGGATGAATAGTATTATTGAAGATGATGAGGAATTTATTAACAAATATTCTTTGACTCAATTTCCTGATTATCACGATCCAAGACTTTTAGTTGAAACAAAAAATGAATTATGGAGTTTACCTAGAGCTATAGAGCTTTGGTGCGAGTTTCATATCAACTGGATTAGATACCTACATCGGTCTAATTATGTCATTATGAATCAAGATAGAATGTCAGATCAACCCTATATTATTGACTTTTTGTCCAAGGTTAACTTAAAGCTAGAGCTAGAAAAAAAGATGCCTAATTGGACATTAATTAAGAATGACAATGTCACAGAAAAAAACTTTTTAACTGACTTACAGCACAAATATATCAGTAAGAAAGTTCCTAACGAAATCATTGATTTCTTTGGAAACTAAGGTTAAAACTATAATATGGCGAAAATTATAGATGAGCCAAAGATATTACGTTATGACGTGATCGATGGCGAAAAAGTTCCTGTTTATAGTGCAAAGGTGGAAACGACTATTACCAACACTAAAACAGGTCAAGAGTATAATTCACACGAGGAGTGTCAAGCTGACATTGATAATCCTAACACAGAAACAACCGAAGCAGATATAAGAAGAGATGTTCATGTAACAGCTCCTAATGTATTTGCGGGAGCACATACGTTACCGGAGTAAAAATGCAACAAAAGGAGTACGCTCAGATTTATGAAATGGGTCTCGGATCGCTGATCGGTGACTTCTTTCAAAATGTCAAGGACACTGTCACAGGTGTTGCAAGAGCTGTTGCTCCGATTGCTCCTTTTGTTTTACCTTTTTTACCTGGCGGACCAATAGTAAAACAATTGATAGGAGCAGGAATTGGTTTAGCCGCTGGTCAGAAGCCAGTTGACATTGCAAAAAATATGGCACTTCAAGCTGCCACATCAGGAATTGCCAGTAGTCTTAGTGGAGGTAGATTTGGTCAGTCTTTTGGAGAGCAATTAGAATCTATAGGATTAGGGCGATCACCTGCACAAATCGGTCAATCAAATTTAAATCAAGCTTTAAATTATCAAAGCATGCCTTCAAATGTTGCAGGTAACATGTCCAACTTACCTTCAAGCAATCAAGCAATTAATTATGCTGCTTCTCAACCAGTTAACTTTCAAGTCAATACTCCTCCCATTGATTATGCTACTCCTAAAAAAGGATTTTTTGAAAATGTAGGCGATAAATTTATGGCTACTTTTGATCCTAGTCAAAGAACAATTAATCCCGAGTATAAAAAATTTAAATTGTTTAATCCTAATTTAACTGATGCACAATTAGCTGCTATGGGTGTACCTAAAGAGGCAGGATTTACTTATCAATATGGTCCTTTGGCTTATGCAGGATTACAGGGAATTTCTTTAGCGGATAGATTTATCAATCCTCCTGAAGAAGAAGGAACAGGATTTGATCAACAAGCAAGAGACGATTTCTTCTTTTCTTACGCCGCGGACGGCGGTGAGGTAACCGGTGGTGTTGCAAACAATGGTCGAAGAATTGAACACCCCGATGGAAAAGTAAAAGAGCATCCAAAAAGAATTGGAGAGATTGCAGGACCAGGCACAGGAACCTCCGATGATATTCCCGCAATGTTAAGTGACGGCGAATTTGTGATGACTGCTCAAGCTGTGAGGAACGCGGGCGGCGGATCGCGGAAGCAAGGAGCAAAAAACATGTATAAGATGATGAAAAATTTAGAAAAAGGTGGTACGTTATCACAACAAAGTATAGGTATGGCATAACATGGAAGAAGAGATTCAAGGTAAATATTTAGGTTATTTAGACAGCATTAAGCAGCTTCTGGACGATATAAGAGCCGGTGATGTGCAGGGTATTCCTGAACAAAAATTAGCCGACTTAGATGAACGCTATGCCGCCGCTGAACAAGCTTTTACCGAAGGTATCGGAGCTTTTGAACCTTTTGTTCAGACAGGACAAGAAACAATTGGTGGAGGAGTCTCCTCTATTGGAACCGGACAGGATGTTCTTAAAGAGGCAGCCGATGTTTATCGAGGATTAGGAACTGCTCCTACAACAGAACAAATTCAGCCTTTTATCAATCCTTATCAAGACGCTGTTAGAGATGAAATTAATCGTGCTTATGATATTGCTGCTAATGAAGCCGCAGCGGGTTCAGTTGCAGCCGGTACTTTTGGTGGTGGGCGCGAAGGTGTATTAAGAGCTGAACTAGAAAAAAATAGAGCCGGTGCTTTAGCTCAGGCACAAGCTCAAGCCTTTGGTCAGGGACTTCAAAATTATTTAGCTTCTCAATCTGCCTCTGCTGGTGGATTAGGAAATATTGCAGGACAATTTGGTCAGTTTGGAACACAGTTAGGTCAACTGGGTGCAGGTCAAGCAGGGTTAGGATTTGATGTACAAAGAGCAGGTCTTACAGACATTGGAACACTTTTAGATTTCGCAAACTTACAACAGCAGCAGACACAGAGAGGTTTTGACATTGATTATGCTAATCAAGCTGCTGGATATCAACAACCATTTACAGAGTTAGGTTTCTTAGGTTCGGCATTTGGTTATGCACCATCTATACCTCAAGTGGCTTCTGCGGGAGGAGCAGGTGCTTCTCCTTTACAACAGATCGCAGGTTATGGAATCGCGGGCCTCGGAGCTCTATCCGGCTTCGGCGGAGGAGGATTATTCGGATGATGAATGCAGTAATGAGAAGACCGATGTTTCAACCGCGGATCGTGAGACGTCAAACAGGGACACCTTCAACTGGAGAAATGGTTATTGAAATGAAACAAAAACCTCAGCTAGATGATTATGGTAAAGCTGTTATTAATCCTGAGTTTCAAAATTTTTTATTAAGCACTTATGGAGATAGAGGTCAAAGTCTTTTGGACACTCTTTTAATAGGTAATACTCCAGAGAACTTTAGTTTATTAACCGGTTTATTAAATGAGTTTACCAATTTTAAAATTGCAAATGAAATGAAAGAAAAAGGTGCTATTGAACCAAAACCTTTTGAGATTCCTGAACAAGAATTAAATTTTCTTGAAAGACTTAAGTCAGCAACGATGCCTAATGAACCAACAATTGATCCAAGATTAATGGCTGAGGGAGGTAAAGTTGAGTCTGATGCCGTGGGCATTGCCTCAGGATTAGATGAAGAAACACCTTCGAGTGATCCTTCAAAAGATGGAATTGCAAAAGTATCTCCTGAGCAATATGTGCAACTCATGAACGATGTTCGTGGAGATGAAGTTTCAATGGAAGGAAGAGTTCAAGAGTTAGCAGGTGTGGTTGGAGAGAAAGATGCTAAAGACACTCCATTGTCTGTGTTAGCTTTAGTACAACCAGTTTTTGAATTACAAGAAAAACAAGGTATTGCTCAAGCTCCAGGAGCAGATCAAATGATGGCTCAAGCTGTGCAACCTCAAATGACTATGGGACCTCAGGGGCCTATGAGAGTGAATCAAGGTGGAATTGTTCATTTGGCAAATGGAACTGGAGGAGAAGGTGTTTACTCAGGAATGGTGGGTCCTTTTTCAAAAGAACAAATGGCTAACTTTGGTTTGTATGGCCAAGACACTGTTGGAGACGCTTTTCAAGCTGGATCTATTTTTGGAGCGCAAACCGCACAAAATCAAGTTCCTAATTTGTTTTATAATGTCGGAGATAAAACAACTCCTCAAGCGGAGTATGCTAATATTCAAAGTTTTTTAGGCGGTCCTAAAAAATCTAAAATGCCTCTGATTACAGCGGCTACGTTAATAAAAGAAGGTTTAGCTTTAGCAGGAGGAAAAGATCCTTTAAACGTGGCAGGAGACACAGCAACAACATTAATAGGAGCTAAAGTACAAGAGGATGCCACGCAGGAAGCTCTTAATGATAAGATAAAAATGTTAGCATTTAACGCTGCTAATACCAAAAATGCAGCTTTAACTAAAGCAACCACTGATATGCAGATTAACGCTATTAATAAACAGTATGATTTCTTTACCTCTAAAGTTTTGGAGCAAATTAAAGCTGACGCTAAGGGAATGAAAAATCCTGAAGTATATGTTAAATTGGATGACAATAATCAAATTATTGCTACAGAGATTCAAGACTTAGGAAGCACTGAGGGACAGACAAAGATAACAGAACTGTTAAACAACAACTATGTTCCAGTAAATCAAGCCTTTAAAACACAAAAGAAAAATGAATATACAGTGTCTTACCCTGTCACTAAAGATGGTACTACCACAATAAAAACAGAGATTATTGATTTAAATACTCCAGACGGCCTCGCAAAATACAATGAACTTCAAAACGCGTATTTAAAGCAAGAGGAATCTGTTAAAAAATTATTTAAGTTTGAAAAATTATCAGGAATAACATTCAGTCCTAACATCAATGTTCCTATTACAAACATTCAAGACAAGAAGGATGGAGGTATCGTTTACAGAAGCACAGGAACAGATGAGGGAGGGGAACAATCCGAACAAGAAGTAATTGGCGTAAGCGATGATTTTTTACAAGACTTAGATACCGCGACTCCGGAATATCAAACGGGAGGACAGTATACTGAAATAGCAAAAGGTAAATTAAAGCAAGCTGAAACAGCTATGGAAAATATTGTAAAAATGTATCAATTAGCTTATGACAATCCTCTTTACTTTGGAATTTTTGGTTCTGGAACGAGAGTAGGAAAAGGTCTCTTAGGAGCTGTTGATGACATATTTAATGCTTTTGGTTATGATGTTGATCTTCCTCTTGAAAGTTTTTTCTTTAAACCAGTTATTGATGAAATTATGGGATTAGAAACAGCTATTGCCACTTCTATGGCCTCTGTTCGAAGAGAACAGACCGGTAGATCTAATCCTGTTAGAGAAATAAATCTTGTTAAAAACGATTTAAATATAACAGGAATAGGTAATGCTCAAAGAGCAATGGACTCTTTAGAACAAGCTTGGAATGAAATGTCTCAAAAAGCAAATGATCAAAGAGCGTTGCTTCCTGGAGTCGAAGAAATCGATTACGAAGTACCTAAAATTTTTAGCGCACCTAGAAAAAATAAAAATGATGATTTTAATGTAAAGCAGTTTAATTTAATTCAATCAATGATGCCTCCTGAATTAAAAGATTTAACAATTAATGATCCTGATATTAAAAACGCTATTAAAGCCGTGATAGAAGGTGCTGATCCAACCGCGGTAATTGAAAGATTAAAACAACTTAAAGGAATAGAATAGGAGGTTAAAATGGCTGAAGAAACCATTGCTCCACTAGAACAAGAAAAGCTAGTCATAACAGACAATTTTGCTGATTTAATTCCTGGTTCACCATCTTTTCAAGAGACTCCGGTGGATGTTCCAGAAGATAATTTTGCTGATTTAATTCCTCAAAAAACAGAGTTAGATTTTGATGGTTTTCTTGGAAACGCTTTAAGAATAAAAGACGGATACATTTATTTAGGTGATTCTGATATTGAGGAGGATTATGAGATCGTGCCTCCAGATTCTTACGACAAAGTAGATCAATTTTTTACTGATACATTTGGTGTTGATTTTAAAAGACAAAAGACGGCGCTGCCTGAAGAAGACGCTGTTATAGCAAAAGGATTAGAAATTTTTGGATTAAACAGAGACATCGCTTCTATTCCAGGGGTTATTATTGGAGCTGATATTGTTAAAAAAGTAGGAGATAAAGCCTTAAAAGCTTATGGAGGAAGAATCACTCCTATACTGCAGGTTATAAACACTTCTCTAGGAGCAATACTAGGAGGCACGCAAGCAAAATTAGCTTACGATTTTATACAAGGAAAAATTACCGGTGAAGAACAAACAGTAGAAGAGGTATTGGAAAAACTTCCACAGGACTTACAAACGGAAGCTACTTATGAAGCATTAGCGTTAGGTTTTGGAACAATTCCTTATCTTGTAAAAAGAGGATTGGTAAAGGTAGATAAATTTGCCAAAGATATTTATACAAGAGCAAAAAATTTAAAACTAGACATGACCATTGCTGATTTTGCTGACTCAGGTTTAGGTAGATTTTTCTTACAAACAGGTGGTGTTTTTCCTCTTGTACCTGGTCCTTTAAAAAAAACTATAAGAGGAAGAGCTAATAAAATTTTACAACAATTAGATAACTTTTTTTATTCTTACGCTCCTACAGGAACGTCTACTAATTCAAGTGAGTTGGGAAAAAAATTAGTAGAGACTTCCGAAAAAGTTTATAAAAAATGGAAATATTATAATGCCAAGCAATGGAAGGCTTTCGAAGATTTAGCCATGGGTAAAGGGACGGTTGTTAAATTTGATAAAAACATTGTTCCGGTAACAAACAAAAAACTAAAAGAAGGGTCTGGCCAGGTGCCATATCTATTAGATGTAGCAAAAGATATCATACAAAACGCTGGAGGAATGAATATAAAATCCACCAATCCTAACTATACTGAAGCTTATAAAGCAGCAAAAGTTTTTTATGACGAGTATGCTTATAGAAACTTTATTCCTGTTCAAGAGGTAAGAAAATTTATCACTAAAACTTTAAAAAATGCTCAAAACAAAAGTTACTCCAGTGAGGGAGGGGCCTCTGTCGGAGATATTATAGCTTTAAAAAAAGCAGCAGAAGAGTCTATTGAAAATATTAATTTATCAAATATTCCAAAAGATATTGCTGACGCAATCAAAAGACAATATGCAATCGCTAAAAAGACTTTTAATTTTGGCTATAACAGTAAAGGAACTTTTTTTGAAGGTAAGCCTTTATATGAAAGACCAATGGCTGACAAAGTTTCAAAAGCAAAGAAAAATATGTTTGATACTAAGCTCACTGAAGAAGGTACAAAGTATTACAGTGAAATAGTTAAGGACGTATTAAGTTTTGGATCAAAAGAATCTGTCGATGATTTGTATAAGTTGATGGGAAAAGATGATGAATTGTTTGGTCTTTTCATAAGAAAATATCTTGATGATGCCTATGAAAACACTGCCAAAGTAAAAGGAGCGAAAAGTGGTGCTGAACCAGAAAAAACTTTTAATTTCTTAAACTTTGATCCTAAAAAATTTAGAGAGAATTTGGGTCTTCCTAGTTTTGAGACATACGTAAAAGGAGGATCTAAAGGTCCTAAAGAAGAGGGTTTTTTAAGAGCGTTAGAGCTGTTCTCTAAGTCGCCTCAAGGTAAAAAGATTAATCCTGAAAATTTTGTTGATTTAGTTTATTTAATGGAAAAACATGGAAATGTTTTTGTTCCTGATCCTGCTACTTTCTTAAGAAGAGCTTCTATGTTTGGTGGTTTAAGCACCTTGTTAGGTTTGCACATGTTTGGTTATGGAGACGTAGCTAATCAAGGAGCAAAGTTTGGCCTGGGAACAGTTTTAACAATGAGAGGAATAACTAAAATTCTCTCTAATCCACAAAATACAAAATTTTTATTTGAGGCAATAGATTCTAGAATACCTTATTATAGAAGTTACAACTCTGCTTTAAAACTATTAGATATCACTTTAGATCATCTAACTGAAGTAGCCGCCGAAAATGTAGGAGAGAAAAGACAAAATATTTTAGATTACATGAACTTTGTTGGAGAAGTTAAAAAAATTGCTATTGAGCAGATGCCAGACAAAGATGATGAGAGACCCATTGAGCAACCCATAGAGTTTCAAGAGGGAGTGGATCAGGATGATTTAGATATTCCTGCTAAAACAGGGGCCTCGGTTACTGTTCCCTCTAGTCCGACTATGGTTGCACCGGACGCGACTCGCGGCTCGGGGAACTTAGCTAACGTATTAGCTCCAATAGATTTTCCTTTAGCGCCCAATAATCAAGGCGTAGGACCAATAAACCCACAAACAGTGGCTGGATTAGAAGCTGTTGGGTTACCTCTTTTCCAAGCTGCTGATGGAGGTATCGTCGATGTTTATGAATCAAAAAAGTTTAAAAAACCACAGGTGGTAGCATAATGGCTAGAGGAAAAAAAGTTGATGTGGAAACTAAAAAAAGAGTTCAAAAAGGGGTAGCTGCTTCTAAAAGAGCTTCGGATTTCGTTAAAAAGATTGCCAATCAACCCATGGGACCTGGTCAATCAATGGCCATGGCAGGCAATACAGGACTTGCAGGTTTTTCACCAAATCAAGTTGAGGAAATAAAAAAAGGTCAAGAAGCTATTAATCAATTTAAAGGCAACACTTCAGAACCTGTTACTTATCAAGAAATAGGACAACAGATTGGAGAAATGGGCTCCAAATATCGCAGACCTGTTGATTATGAAAGATATGCTGATCGTATGCGTATGTTAAATGAAGGTATTGCTGGAGGTGGAAAATTTTTTATCGGACCTGACGGTATTCCTCGTTTTAGTTTTATGGGTATGGAAAACAAACCTATGGACTCTTCAGGGCAAAAGTTTCTTTCCATAATGTTGCCTGAACTAACTGCTTCAGCTCCTACTTTAAGTCAATTAGGTGGTGACATCTCAAGGGCGTTTACAGGCTATGATAGTATAAAATATCCTGATCAAAATTTTCAAGGACCTTTCCCTTCTGGGCAAAATGTAAATACTGCTTTTATGCAAACCACACCAGGAATGTTCTCAAATATTAATCCTCTATCAATTATTCCAGGAGCAGGAATGGCAATGAAAATTGGTGAAGGAATTAAAGGCGTGTATGACTATTTTACAAAAGACCCAGTTGTTACTACTGGAGGGAGCAGTGATATAACAGTGACAGAAGTACCTACTTTTGTTTCACCTACTTTTGATGATCAAAAAATAGAAGTACAACAATTACCTGCTCTTCTTCCACCCTCACAACAGGGAGACGCTACTTTTAGAAATGATTATCCCTTTTTATATGATTCAAGATTAGATAACCTACCTTTTAAAGCCATTCCTAATAACATAAATGATCAAACTAATTTTCAAAAATCTCTAGCTAATGCAAGAGTTGAGAACACAGGTTTAGGGTTAGATAGTTTAAAAGCAGCTTATGATTTTGCTCGTAATCCAACTTTAAATACACAGTATGGTGACTTTAGTTTAGACAATGTATTTAGAGGTAATCCTCAATTGAACTATGGAAACACTGTAATGATAAATGGTGTTCCTGTTGATCTAAGCGCTTCAATCGGTCAAGGAGGAATATCGGGCGGACTTTCTTTCTCTTTCAATAAAGGCGGATCTGTTAATAAACACAGTGGTCTAGGATATATGTTGAAATAATGATTAGAAAACTAAAGGCATTTATTATAAACTTATTCAGTAAAAAAGACGAAAGGGACGAACATGAAATATTTCCAGGAATCTGAACTAGCTTGCCCAACAACAGGAATAGTTCAACTACAAGATGGTTTTGGAGACGATCTTGATGAATTAAGAGAGGCTTTCGGTCATCCGATCGTGGTCACTTCGGGTTGCAGAACAGAAGAACATAATGAGTGGCTACAGTCACGTGGTTATCCTGCCTCTAGCAATTCATTACATTTAGTGGACAACGATAAGTATGGTACTGATACTTGCGCTATTGATATGAAAAGACCTGATGGAGTTTTATTAGTGAAGCTTTTTAAAGTTGCTTTAGAACTTGGTTGGACTGTCGGTTTAGCAAAAACTTTTGTACACTTGGATAAAAGAGAAAAGTACACAGATCTTCCTCAAATCATCTATAGCTATTAGTGCTAAAATTTTTCTTAGTAGGATGGGCTTGTGTCGGTCTAGGACTAGACCAAAAGTGTGTCAGGCTAAGTTCAGAAGTGATTTTCACTTCTTATGAAGAGTGCTATCAATACTACGATGTTATATCAAAAGATCTCTACAGCCGTGATGAAACTATCGTGTTAAATTTCACGTGCGTTTCATCGGGCTTGCTAGAGGATTTATTATAAACTTCTTCTTACGTAATTAGGTAAAGTACCTTCTTCTAAGTACCAAGCGTAAGCTGCTTTCCAATCTTTTTTATATTCTGCTTTTAAGAAGTCTATTAACTCTTCTTCTTTTTTATCATCACTCTTAAAAAAATTTAAGAAGTGTTCTTTTGCTTTATTTGTTAAATTATACATAATATTTTTTCCTTTCGAGATAAGGTTTTAATCAACAATAAAAGAAAAAGAAATGTTTATTTTGCACAACAGTTATGATATTTTATTACTCAGAATGGTAACGACCAAAATGTACAGGAAGGTAACTTTATGTATATTAGCAAAAGTTTTTAGATCTAGTGTCTCTTGCAAATAACTATAGTGATTTATTAACTGTCGTTACCTTTCTACCAAATGTCTTCATATTTACTTTGAATCTTTTCATAATTTAAAATTTTACTTCCTTTATGAAAAAACTCTGGTTTTCTTTTTGCAGTTTCAAATGTTGCAACCGTTATAAAAATAGCCATAACAAATATTAAATGTGCAATTGCTGTGAAACCAAACACTGTCCAGCTACCCACTAATATAGAAAAAACTACACACCACATCCAACACAATATCTGAGTTACCAAATGTCGTGTATTAAAATCTTGTATATGCCTTAGCGGGTTTTTGTTCCAACCCATAACACTTTGATATGAATCATAAATTATTTTTCTCATTTTTCTTCTTTCCATTCCGATAATTCTTTTTTCATCTGAACATATCTAAGGTACTGAGTAACGCATTTAGACACATCTTCATGTAAAACAGACAAAAAACCTATATCTATTTCAACAGGTTTTCCTTCATCTTCATGTACTTTTTTTACTTCATCACGTGTCAAACTTAGATAAAGCTTTCCATCTTGATACATAATTCTAGTCATCTTCTTGCTCCTTTTCTTTAGGTAAATAAACTTCCACAAAACTTTTACATTTTGGACAGCTTAAGTTTGTTACAATAACATATTCCTCGTTTTCTTCAGAGATATCGTGATCAGCTCCCCAAATCAATTCTGAATTACAGTGCCAGCAGTTCATTGTGTTTCTCCCCAGTTATTTGCTACCTCGACATCCACCTTAGAAGGTATTTCCATTTCTAAACAGTTTTCCATAACTTCTATAATTTTGCCTTGTTGCTCTTTAAAGCCATCAACACTAATGGCTAGTTCATCGTGTATCTGTATCATTGGTATGATACCTTCTTTACGCAATTCTACCATTGCTTTTTTAATTTGATCCGCGGCTGATCCTTGGATCAATCTGTTCAAAGCTTTATAGGTTCCTGCTCGTTTTAAACCTATATTACTTCCATATTCTTCCACGGCTTTTTCATAAGGATAAGCTTTATGTACACCAAAGCTTTTTGGTTCCCATAAATCAAAACGACATTGTCGTCCTAAGATAGTTCGAACCCTTCCTTTTCGTTGCGCGTGATCAGAAACTTTGTCTGCAAGTTGTCTTACAAACGGAACTCTCTCATTATATTGACCAATTAAAGCTTTTGCTTCGTCTGAGTCAATTCCTAGCTGATCTGACAGTTTTCCGACACCCATTCCATAGAAAAGTCCTAAATTTATGGTTTTAGCGCTCTTACGAGGTATACTTGCAATCTCGGCCATGATCGTATGGAAGTCGGTGTTTTTATCCTCTCTATAAGCCTCTAAAAGCTTTTTTGATCCGTCAAGTCCTACTTTATTTGCATAATGAACCACCAAACGCGGCTCTTGCTGAGAATAATCGAATGAACCCCATTTTTGTCCCTCTTCAGGTAAAAATAAACTTCTAATCAACGTTCCAATCTTTAGTTCAGCATCGGCTGAGTCTCTCGCAGGAATTTGTTGTAAGTTTGGATTGTTATAACTAAATCTTCCAGTGACTGTTCCACCGCTATCACTACGTAACTGATTAATATTCGCATGTATTCTTCCGTTATGATGAAACTTATTAATCATATTAGTAAATGTTCCCCTGGCTTTGTTATAACTTCTAGCTTCAACAATCGCTTTAGGAATTTTATGTGGATGATTTTCCAAAAAGCTTTTTGTAAAACTAGGATTACCTTTTTCTGTTTGAGGATAATCTATCTTGCATCCTCTAAAAACTTCTTCAATGGATCGAGCTGCCCAAATATCACATTTCATTCCTGTTTCATCATGAATATATTTTAATAATTTATTCTCTCTTTTGATTAAGTTTTTTTCAGCCCTATCAACAGCTTCTAAATCTACTCGCACACCTTTTGTTCTCATCTCAATAAGAATAGGTAACAGGTCTAGCTCTAAATCAAGAACTGTTTGTAAATCACTCTTCGTCACTTCTTCCTGGAGTCGATCCCATAAACGTAAACATAAGGTAGCATCTTGCTCGGCATACTCTCCTACAAAAGTAGCCGGCATTTTATACATCTCTGATTTAGCATCGACACCAAACTGAGCAGCAGCTTCGTAAAGTCCCCACTCTGATTTACTGTCAGCTAAATATTCTTTTGATAATGCATTTAAAGAATAACTGTATTTATTTTCGTCCACTAAAGGAGCAGCAATCATCGTATCAATAATACGACCATTCCAACTAACTCCTTCAGCTTGTAGCCATCCAAAGTCATAAGTTGCATTATGTGCAATCTTGTCACAATCAGTGGACAGCATTTCTTTTAACCAATCCAAAGTGACAATAGGATCAAAATTAAAACTATTTTCATGGCGAATGGGATAATACCCTTCCCAACCATCCACAGCAACAGCAACGCCAATAATATTTCCGTCATTTGTAGCCCACCCTGGTCCTTTCGATGTAATGTTCGGATCTTTTGTTTCTAAGTCGATAGCAATTCTTTTTGCGTCTTTAATGTCTTTAAATTCTTGTGGCGGCAGCCACTCTGATTTTGGTTTAAACATTCCTATTTGTTTGCTCATACCCTATATGCCTCCCTGCTTGTTGGTGTTACTATATAAAGATTTTCTTTTGCTCTTGAAAAGGCGACATAAAAAAGTCGATGCTCACTAATAGGGTTTTTCTTATAATCCTCATAGGCCATTTTACCTATGTCTAATGAAACAATAACATTATCAGCTTCCCCGCCTTTTTGCTGATGTATTGTAGACAAAGTTACTCTCGGTTCTCTTCCGATATCCTCTCCTCTTGACTCTAAGTTTTCTAAGTAAGCTCTTGTTTCTGTGTTTAAAGTAGTCATGACTTCCACCCACGACTGATCTTTATTTGCAACAAGACCGTAATCTTGAACTAATTCGTCAAAAGAAACTTTTTTATCCGGTAGAGCTTTTTTCTGCTCCGATACTATCTTTTTATATCCTCTAGTCACAAAGTCTTTTCCTAAAACTTTGTACATATTCTCTACCATTTTTAATGAGACAGAGTTTTTATAAATTGTTAAGTCCTTCCAAGTTAGTATCGCATTTCTCTCTTGTGATTTAATCGAATATCGATATTTATTATCTCTCATCTTAACACGAAAGAATACATTTTTCTTTACTAACATTTCTTCTAAGTCTTCTCTAATGGACCTGGTTCTTCCCATAATCAACCATGACCCATTGTTCATATCTAAATGATAAATGTTTCTAATAAACTCGACTTGACCATCGCGCTCCGCGGGTCGCCACTCGATATCCTCGGAGTTTGTAATCTGCTCTTCTACTCGGTTCACTACTTCCCAAACTTTTCTTGGAACTCTTTTTGACTGGTCTAAAACAATAACTTCTTCGGCATTTTCTTTTACTTCTAATGCTTTCGATACATCTGCATCAGCCCAAGTATAAATAGCCTGGTTAGGATCCATAGCAATATAAGAAGTTTCAGAGGACTTCCAAATTTTCTCAGCCATTTTCCATTGAATGGTAGACATGTCTTGAGCCTCGTCAAAGAAAACAACTTTAAATTCTTTGACTCGACTGCTCACTACATAATCATGAATTAGATCCGTAAAATCTTTTTTCGGTCCTACGTCTTTTGTCATGAAACCCGTGACACCATCTGTAAAGTTTTCATAACCATAGTCTTTGTATTCTATAAGACCTTTAGCAATATACTCTAATTTATGTTTAACAATGTCTTGAGCAAACATAGCCCAGGCATCATCTAAAGAGATATCTCTTCTTTTTGCTTTCTCTATAAGATGAATATACTTTTCGTCATATGAGTTAAAAAAACTGTCATCGTCATTACTGACATTAATATTAATCCTAAGTACATTTGATATATTTCTCCAATCGTTTTTACTTAATATGTATTCTCGGGTTAATCCCATTTGACGTAAAGCAAATGAGTGCAGCGTCGAGAAATTTTCTAATTGATTCATGGGTATCTTAAAGCGGTCCGCGGCCCGTTGCTTGGCCTCGTCTACTGCTTTATTAGAAAAAGAAAAGAAAGCAATCTCATCAATCTTCACTTCTTGTTGAATATACTCTTCAATCTTGTTCAAGATAAAAGTAGTTTTACCTGTTCCCGGAGGCCCGATAACAACTATTGGTTTACTCAAAACGGAATATTCTCCTCTTCAATGTCTGGTCTCTTCATGTCCGGAACATCTAATTCAATATCATCAGATAAAATTTCTTTTATTTTCCAAAGTCTAACTTTTACTTTTTTAATTCTTTTCGTTAAGTCTTCTGCTTTATATTCTTCTCTTAATCTTACAGTGACCCAAGACCTGGACTCTTTAAAATCATTTCTTTTCAAATGATCCATTAAATCTTTCAAAGCAAAATAAGTAAAACCCTCTTCTGTAAATGACTTACCTAAAAAGATGTCCTCAATACTGACAGCTTCTCCCTGATGTAAAATAAATTCTTCAAGAAGTTCTCTGAACTCACCTTTTTTTGTTACCTCTTCCGGAGGATAATCAATAGAAATATTTTCCAAAAGTTCTGTGTAAGTTTGGTTCCAATCATTTAAGGCCATGTTTGGAATACCTTTATTCAATTGTTCAATGCAAGCTTGAATAACTTTTTTATGAGTCATTAAGTCTTCAGTTGATGGTAGTTCAATTCTACGGTCATCAACATTAAGAAAGTAACGAGGCGGATCAGATTTGTAGACCTTTAAGTCAGAATAAACCGGGTGTTCCCGATCATTCTCACCACCCACCCCGTACTTTCTCTTCTTACAGAGTCTCTTATTACAGAGACTTTCGATAGGAGGCTGCGTGCATCTGTAAGAATATCGTGGTGCCCCATTGGAGTCACTCTGGGACACCTGCTTAATGATGACTAAAACCTCGTCAGATTTTAAAGGAGGCTGTATATACTGACGATTATAGTCCTCAATAAGATTTTTATAATTATCGGGATCAAATTTACGATAATAGACCCCGATATTAAATAGCGCATTGTTTCGGCCACCCTCACCAATTCCGTCTTCCGTTAAAATTTGAAGACAAGGTGGACCATCTTTTATTACTTCATTTTTAAAATCAGTTTTAATTTTCTTTAAATCAGTAACAACATATTTTTCATGTAATTCAAAAAATTGTTCCAAAGAAGCAGCGGAACCTTCATCATTTAACGCATATCGATTACGGCCGTGATAAGGTAGATTGATCCAACTTCCTGTATCTCTTTTTTCTTCTCCCTCTTTAACAAATAATTCAATTTGTTTTGGAAAAACTTCAGCGGCCGGATAACCGAGAGCTGTTGCCATCTCACTAAGCTTTAACTGTATCTCTTTTGCAGTGACTTGTTTGCTCATGAAGATATACAAGTGAGCACCACCACTTTTTGAGAGACACATGATCAAAGGAAATTTTTTGTCATGTATCTTTTTTTGTAAAGCTTTGTGATCTAAAGGGTACACATCGATATCGATTGCACCAAAAATACACTCATTGTCATCGTTAATAGGAACAATACCCATTGCCGGGTATTCACCTTTTAAGTGCAGTTCAAATTTTTCTATGGTCGGCGGCTCGTGGACCGTCTTCATTCGAGCCTCTACTTTTTTACCGTTCTGTGGCTCATTTGATTTCTCAAATACTCCGTGAGCCCTTTCTAAACCAGTAAAAATATCTTTAAATTTTTGTACTAATTCTAAATTCATTTTGCCTCCGAATTTAAAGGCTAGCCAAGATTATCGGCTAGCCCACCCTTACGTTTAAAACGGTAAATTTGAATCTGCTTTTGCAGAATTTCCTTGAACAGAAACTTTCTCGTCTTCTTGTTGTGGTGTTGAGTCTACTTCACCACTATGTATTTGTTTTTCAAACAACATAGCGTCTTCATAGATTTTCTGAACATTAGGATTATTTAACTGATCAATCCAATTACTTTCAGAGATAACCCAACCAAACCATTTACCTTTGTCATTCTTTTCTCTTATAGTTTTTAAAACATAAGAACGTGCAAAATCTTTTGGTTGGTAGACCTCATCACCATCGACTCTTCTTTGATTAGACATAATAGAGTTCCAGGTTCTTGATTTCTTCAACTGAGTAGATTTCATTTTAATGATTGCTTTTGACCACATACCATCGGGCTCCAAAACAATCACATAATGTTCAGCAGTGTTTTCAATATAAGTATCACCACCTACTATTCTCTCTTTGTTGTCTTCACCTCTCACAACTTTACCTTCTCTTTTCATTTGTTCAAATTGCGCAGGTGTGTAGATGTTTACGGGAGCGCCAGGTCCTTCACCTCTTTCAGCCCACTCCACATAACGTCTTCTGTAGTATACAGGTAAAACAACAATATCTTTGTAAGCTTTGTCAGTTACGTTATTGAAGATCATTCCGGCTTCTGCTCCTGGGATATAATCTGAGTCTTCCTTATCTATTTGAGGAGAAGTGTCTCCAATGATATTTAAATAAGGTATTGCAAAATCTTCAGTGCCTCTTTCTGATAAAGAGGGTCCTGTCTTCTTTAGCAAGTCACCCATCGCTAACGCGTTTCCTGTTTGTTTTTTAGCTACCGCTTGTTCTTTTTTCTCTGACATATTATTTTCCTTTCTTAATGTTTATTTTATGACCTACGAAAACGCCAAAAGTTTCCATAGGAAGTTCTTTACCATTCTCAATCATTTCACGAATGAAACCTTTGAGAGTCATAGGCTCGACTTTAGTATTTCTTTCTGTGTCCAAGCCTTGGTTCATCAAGCTATTCCAAACTTTGAGAGCTTGTTCGTCTTCGGCTCTACCAAATTTTACTACAACTTGAGTTTTTATAATGTCATCATAACCATTATCACGAAGCCATTGGAACGCTTCCTCTTGCTTCTCTTTAGTTATGCTTCCAGTATAAAACGGTTTAATGTCAACTGACTGACCATCAGTCATTCTTATTGAACGAACTCCACGCTCTTCCATAAGTTGAACGATGTGCTCATTCTGTTGACGTAAGCCTTCTTTTTTTGCTTTTAATAAAAGTTCAAGATCATTTATTTCAGTTTCGAATTTTAGATAATCTTGGCAAGCTTTAGAAATTGGATCGACTTCATTGACCTCAAAATCTTTTTTATCTCTTCTAAGATCTAGACTCATATTGCCTCCTCAATTCTTCTGCTTTTTTATTTTTAATTTCTGTCAATTGCTTATCGTAAATTTTTTGTGCGATACCAATTGCCATTAATTTTGTAAAAGAGTCTAAAACTTCTTGTTTGACTTTTTTTACATCTTTCTTTTCTAAGTTCATGTCATCAATCTTTTGCAATGCATCGATTGTCATTTTAATTATTTTTTTATCTGAACTTGAAAATTCTTTGTCTGAAATTCTAGCAGCTAATGCGTCAGCTACTGCGTCTTCAGTTCTTACTGTTGCATCACATACTGTATAACTAACAATAGGACATTTTTCATATTGTTTTAAAATGTCTTGTCTGCTTGGAACAGTGTGAAGAATTATTTTTTCATCCTTCTTGATAGTTACATCATGCTTAGGATAAAAAACTGCCATGCCGCTTTTCGTTCTTTTATGATACGTTATAACGCCATTTATCTTATCGTGTTTCTCGGTCATTTGTTTTTTGCCTTTCTTATTCGTTTATGTCTACTCTGATAGGAAAGTAATCTTTTTCTAATCTATCATATTTCAACATATTATATCTACCGTTGAGAATATACGAAACCACACTTGTGGTCAAGCCGATAAGTGCAGGATCTCCAACTAGTAATATATAATCCGTGTCTTTTATATCTTTTAGCATTGTTTTTAATTTTCTTATTGTGGGCTGTGGAGACATTACCACCTGTTTTTGGCCATCAAATAAAAAGATAATCTCACCAAATCTCTCTGCCTGAGAGTAGTCTAACGCTCTTATTGTTCCATCTTGATGTTTTCTCATAACATTCTGGACGATATAAACTTTACTTTTTGTATCATTCATAATAATTTCTTCCTTAGAATAATTTTATAATCATGTTAGTTGAAAAATACAAGTTTAAAACCAAGCCTATGCAACACCAGTTAATTGGCCTGGGGGGAATGATGGCTCAGTTTGAAAATCGTAGTCCCGAGTATGCTTTATTTATGGAGATGGGTTGCGGTAAAACTAAAGTCTTAATTGATGGTGTATCTATTTTATATGACAACGGAAAGATTGATCAACTACTTGTTATTTGTCCCAACGGAATAAAATATAATTGGCGAGATGAAATAAAAAAACATTTAGCTGAACATATTGAATTTGATGTTCATGTTTGGGAAGGTGCAAAAACAAAAAAAGAACAAAATGAAATTAAAGAAAAACTTTTTGTAGCCAATAGTAAATTAAAAATTTTAGTAATGAATGTTGATAGCATTATTACAGCTTACGGTTCTAAAGTTGCTGATAGTTTTACTTACTCCGGGAAGACTTTAATGTGTATTGATGAGTCCACGATTATTAAAAACATGTCAACAAAAAGAACAAAACGTTGTATTAAAATTGGAGAGTCTGCAAAGTATCGAGTGATCTTAACAGGTTCACCAATTACAAAATCACCGGAAGACTTGTATGGTCAGTGTGCTTTTTTAAATGAAGACTTATTAGGTTTCAGTTCTATCTATTCTTTTAAAGCTAGATATTGCGATCAAGTTAAGCTATCATTTGGTGGCCGTAGTTTTAACAAAGTTACCGGCTACAAAAGATTAGATGAACTTACGGAGAAGCTGCGGCAATTCTCTTATCGAGTCACCAAAGATGAAGCTTTGGATTTACCGGATAAAATTTATATGAAAAGAAGAGTTCCCATGAACGAGAAGCAATTAAAAGCTTATGTTCAAATGAAGAGCCTGGCATTGGTTCAATTAGAAGAAGGTGAACTCACAACAGCAACGTTGATCGCTCAGTTAAAAAGACTTCATCAAATTGCGTGCGGATACATGACGACGGATAATGGAGAGATAATTGATTTTTCGGAAAATAGACTCAAAGAATTATTAGAGACAATTGAAGAGGTTGATGGAAAAGTAATTATTTGGTGCTCGTATCGACATAATATTAAAAAGGTAATTGAGACTTTGGATAAGAAGTTTGGATCAGGGTCCGCGGAAGGTTTTTATGGTGAAACGCCGAGTACGGAAAGACCAAAAATTTTAGAAAGATTTATGGATCCTAATCATCATATGAGATTCTTAGTAGGCCATCCCAGGACAGGAGGTTATGGCTTAACTTTGACGATAGCTAAAACCATGGTTTTTTATTCTAATGATTATGACTTAGAAATAAGAGAACAGGCAGAAGCAAGAAATCATCGTATTGGAACTGAAAGTAAGGTAACATACGTTGACTTGGTTTGCGAAGGAACCGTAGATGAAAACATCTTAAAAAGTCTTCGACAGAAAATAAACATAGCAACTCAAATTATGGGGGAGGAGTTTAAGAAATGGCTGATTTAAATGATCAATACAAATTTGTTAGAGAAGATGAGCTTAAACATGCATTGAGAGACATTTTAAATTACTGTAAATACGATACTTGTGTAGATTTACAAAAATCTGTAAAAATAGTGGAAGAATACTTAGAAGGTAAAAGTATAAAAAATGAGAAGTAAAAAAATTTTTCCAATAAAAAGATATCACGAAAAACTTTTAAGCCTTTATCAAAGACAGTTGAAAAAGTGGAGAAATGATATTGATAATTGGGATGATAGAAGTTTAAAAATTACAGAGGTAAGAATTAAATCTGTAGAATTTTTAATGGAGAGAGGAGATAAATACTATGTCGGATTCTAGAAAGTATAAGTTACAGAAAAAACCTGTTTACGAACAAACAGATAAAAGAGCTTCAGAGCGACATAAGTATGAGGAAGACAGAAGAAGAAGAGCTAGAAAGTTAGCTGAAAAAATGATGGGTAAAAATTATTTTACGAACATGCAAGAGGTCATGTTACAAGCTGCTATTGAAATGCAGGAAAGGAAAAAAAATGAAACATAGTTATTTTAAAATACCTGGATGGTTCAATTACTCAGAAAGTTACGACATCATTGTCGATCAAATTCAAGATAACGGAAAAGTCGTAGAGATAGGTTCTTTTTTAGGTAGATCTACGCACTATCTTGCGACTGCGTTATATAATGCAGGAAAAGAAAATGTAAGAATTTACTCTGTAGACACTTTTCAAGGTTCTTCAGAACATGCAAATTTAGATTTACCGAAAGATTTTTCATCTACATTTAGAGAAAACTTAGAATTTTTTATTCAGAAAAGAATGGTGATACCTTGTCAAGGAAGATCTGATGATCCTAAAATTTTAGAAAAGTTTGAAGACAATTCAATTGATTATATCATGGTCGATGGAGCTCATGAATATGAACCGGTCATGGATGATATAGAAAATTGGTGGCCCAAATTAAAAACTGATGGAGTCATGTTTGGTGATGATTATGGCTTAACTTCTGTTTCTGAAGCAGTGAAAGTTTCTTTACCAAAAGTAAAATCAAAAGGTTTAGGGGTTAACTACAGCCAAGAGCAAACTTGGTATGCTGGAAAAAACCCCGAAAAACTTAAAATTTTTGAAAAATTAGTCCCTGGGCAGAATACTTTAAAAAAATAAATAATTTTCTATACTAAAGCTATGGATTATCAGCTTGAGTATGTTGTTTGGAGAGATACTGTTGAAGAGCAGGCCGGATGGCATACTTATGGTGATATGAAAAAATTAAAAACCGCTATATGCGATGAGGTTGGATGGGTTCTTCAAGAAAATAAGGATGAGTTAAAGTTAATGGCTTCGATGATCCGAAAAGATAAAGAGGGTGGTCGAACAGTCGTGCTATACAAAAGTTCTATTATATACCGAGTACCTATTCCGCTGCGATTGTTCTCGGATGACATTAAAAAAGAACTCGATTAACAACGAGTTACTCAACGAGAAACATGTTAAAGGTGTTGTCTCTGAGTTAAAGGCCACAGAAATTCTCTTAAAACATGGTTTATTAGTTTATAAAAACGTATCTCCTAATGGTTTAGTAGATATTATTGCAATGGATGAAGAGGGGGATTTATATCTGATTGATGTAAAGACTGTTTCTTTTAGAAAGAAGTATAAGATGCCTTCGAGAAAAGAAATTCGAAGAGCGCCCAGTGGCCCGCAGAAAAAATTAGGAGTAATATTGATGATTATAGACGGAGATAGCTTTACTTTCTCCCCGGCTCGGTGTCCACTGAGCAAAAAATTGAAAAGTCAATAGATTTATTTTATGTTTTTGAAAATAAATTTGTAGAAATTTAATTATGAATTTTGATATACTGAGAGTTCTCGCATGTTCACATGCATAACAATTGAAACAAAAGGAGCGAAAAATGCAAAAACAATTTAAGGAAACTACCGTCAAGAAATTGACAGAATTAGAGATAAACAAAATGTCAGAAAAACAATTACAGGAACAATACATAAAATATCTACAACAAAGATTGTTAAAGATGGACAGTAAAGTCTGTACTTGTGGTGGAACGAAGTAGGGTCGAAACCCTACTTCTTTGTTTTTTGATATTCTTTTTCGACGATGATCTCTAGTTCCGTTGGAACTGATCTCCGGGTGTTTTGACATATCTCTTCTAACATTTTTCTAGTCTTAGTTGATATCATTTGAGACACCCATTTAGTTTTGTCTCTACTCATTTCTTCTTTTTTCTCCGTTTCTTTTTTGCTACTCTTTTCATTTTAGCAACACCTGTTTTTTTAGCGGGATCGGTGCTTACTCTTACCGCAAAAGTTCCTCCCATTAGATAACATCCAACAACATATTAATATTATGAAGTTCGTTTTGAAGTTTTTTAATTTGATAATTAATTTTTTCATTAACGAGTGCTATCTTAGATTTGTTTCTCACTTTCATATATTTTTCTAGTTGAGAAACTATTTCTCTTTTTCTTTTTGCATGTTTGTCTATCCACATTTGTTCCGTGCTCATAGTACAACTCCTTCTAATCGATGAGTATTAGTTCCAGGTATCCACCAGGGAACTCTTAACCATCCATGCTCATTTACTAGTTTTTTAATTAAGTGATCGTAATTATATTTTTCCATTATTCTTTCCTTTCTCATATAATGTAATTTATTATAACAAAATATTTGCTATAGACACTAAAAAAAATAGCCCCGAAGGGCTACCAGTCGTCGATAACTATTACAATCATAATAGCCTCCTTGTTATTATTCTTGAAAAGCAAGAGAACTTAAGGGCACTCGTGGGATTTGAACTTGCTACCCACAACTTTCGGTAGAACAGATAGTTTATCTTCATCTACTCGAACCTACTTCCCAAGACCTCAGACATTTGTCCATACTTCTTGGGCCCTGTACCTTACGACTCTGTTTTAAAATCGTTATTCAGTCAGAGTGCCGCAAAATAGTTTGCAACCTAATTTTGTTTTAAGTTCTCTTGTATTTCCTCTCTAATTTCATTCTCTAATAACTATATCGGGCCAATCCCGAAAAATTCAACATTTTTTTTTCAAAAAAATTAAATTTATTTCTTATATATGTATTGTGTGTTTTTATATTTTTTTCAACGAAATATATAAAATTTTTTTAGAGAAAATATTTTTAAATACACTATAATATTAGGTGTTCAACAAGTGAACATTCCCTCCTTTCATTGACAACAGGGGCCCGAATGGTAGTCGGGCCCCCTCATTTTATTTGATTATGTTTATTTTTTTGACACCACGTTGAAGAGCATAAGGAACAATCGTAAATCCTTTTGCACATCTATTTTGCTCTTGCATATAAATGTCCCAGTCATATCGACAGGCCTCTTCATAAGCTTCCTGGTCATTGTCAAAAAGTCCACAGTCAGAGCAATGAGAAATAAAAAATAAATTTTGATATTTTTTCTTTTCATACCCTTTACCATAACATTCGCAGTTATTGTTCATAATTGTTGTGCCTCCACTTTTACTTCAAAACCTAAGTCTTTGATCCAAGAGACCTCAGTTCGACTAAAAGTTTTCTTTCCAACAAGTGCTGAAAATTTTTTGGCTTTTTCACATATAGGATAAATTAAGTCATTTCCATATACGTTTTTTATTTTTACTGTAATTATTCTTTCCATAATAAGTAGCCTCCTATTGCTACAGACACTAACCCAGGGCTATGAAGCCCTGGACTGTATTTCTTTTCTCAGTTTTTTTAAAAGTTGCTCTGAGATTTTTAGATCGTCTTTAAGAATGTTTGTAGTAATAGGTGTAAAACCCGCGTCCAAATCATTTCTTAAACTATCAACGTGTCTTGATACTGCTCGCAGTACGATCTCAAGTTCGTCTTGATTTGTTATGGTCATGATTGTTCATTCATTTGTTGATCAATGTATTTGCCAATCAAGTCGATATCCATTGGTTCCCAATCACCTTTAAAATCTTTAGCGATCTGGTTATGAAATTTAGCAAGAGCAATCACGAATTTTTTCTGATGTTTGTTTGTCACTTGATCAGAAAGATGTGATCCGGCTCTTCTTATTTCTTCCATAACATAAACAAGAGCAGCTTCTTTTGGAGTTGCTTCTCTCTTCTGGATGTCTTTACCATATTCTTCTACTATATTTATTGTGTTCATAACGTATGGCCTCCTTTTGCCATAGACACAACCAAGGCACGTTAAGTGCCTTGATTAATTGCTCGTATTTTTTCTTTTTTACGAACCTCTTTTTTAGAGAGCATATCTTTATGCATCTCTGTAAGCTTCTCTGGTTTTAAGTATGCAATGTTATGCTGAAACCAGATGGCCATGTGATAATTACCATCTACATCTTTTAAAATAAAATCGTAGATTTCATTAGCTAACCTATCTTTTTGATACTGCTTTAAATGTTTCATTGCTCGCTCTCCTTTGTGTAATTAAACAAATTAAAAATTAATGTAGGTTTTCCGTTAGACTTGGAATACATTTCATTAATTAACATTGCTATTTGAGAAAGTTCATCAAATGTTAATCCTTCTAACTCTCTCTCAATATCGTGTTGTAATAATTTTTGTTTCATTTTTGGTAGCCTCCTATTGCTACAGACACTTAGTGAGACGCGGTGGGAGGACCGCGCCTCGCGGGAAGTATTTATATAGCTTTAACTAAATCGTCTAACTTTTCTTGCGCTGCATATTTTGCAGCTTTTTTTACATCTGATAATTTTACTTCAAATGCTTTTGCGATTTCTTTGTAGACAATTTTTTTGTGATCGCTGTGAGTCTCTCTTTTAATGATGTTTGGAAAATAATCTTTTAAGATATCCTCGACTGCAAAAAGTCTTAATGAATATCTTTTAGATAAAGTTTCACCACCATCACTTTGTGCTATTTTTCGTATTACATTTTTAATGTTATTCATAATAAGTAGCCTCCTATTGCTACAGACACTGGGAGGGAAATTTAATTTTCCCTCCCTATAATTATCTAGTATGGATATCCATATCCATCCATTTTTTACTACCAACGTGGCGCACTGTTTTGCGCTCTTGTTTGATAGAAGGATGTTTATACTTATCCTGGTGAATTGCAGTCCAGTCGTAAAGAGTGGCATCACAATCCGTCTCAACCCAACAAACAGCACCACAACTTAATGGTTTGTTTGGTGAATAAACAGTCTTTGAATGACCGTGATAAGTTATTTCGTGAGCATAGTAAGTCTTACCTCTATGCTTCACAGTTAAAACTGGAAACTCAGTTTTATTTTTTTGGTTATACTTAATCATGTGCTGATTAACGTGAACAATTGTTTTTGGTGTTTTCATAATTAATGGCCTCCTATGCCATAGACACTGGAGGGCCATAAGACCCTCCGGAAAATTTTTAGAAGTGAGGGTCGCGATATTCGCGACGATCACCGAGGCTAACTATAGCCCAACCGTCTTTTACAAAACGCTTGGTTTTATAGTTATAAGCAGCCCTCTTAATTAAGAAAGCTAACTCTTCTTTGTCGTCTTTAAAGAAGACAACCTCGCCCCAACACTCTCTCCCGTTAGGGTTTGGAGTGAATTTATATTTAGGCTGATCGCTATAGCTTTTAGCTTTTTCGATCACCACCTTATCGTCTTCTGTGACTTTAAGGTAAGTACGGCCCGCTTTAGTCTGTACGACTTCCTGGACCGTTGCCGCGTGGGTATCTGACCACATGTGAATTGTGGCCGGTGTTCCCACCTCTAACATATTGCTAGGGTAGTAAGTTCTTGCTTTCATAAAAGCGTTTAAAGAACCTACTGAGTTAATGTTAGGTAGTTTGATTTTAAGATTACTTGGTAGTTTCATATTGATGGCCTCCTATTGCCATAGACACTGGGAGCCAAAAAGGCTCCCATAAAATTATTTATTAGACTTGTAAACATAGTCACCAAATCCTGCTTTGATGACTTTTTTTACACACTCAGACCCGATAGGATACTCTCCCATAAATCCGCCGCTTCTCTCACAGTTATCGTAATCATCTTTGTGAGATGCATGGTAAGGTGATCCCAAACCAATTGTGTAAAAATAATTTTTTTGTGTAGAGGTATCTCTACCACAAAGAATACAAGCGTTAGTTTCGTCAGTCATGCTGAGTCTTCTATCTAGTGCCTTCCAGTCTTTTACAAAGACACCTAGATCAGCATAACGAACATCACATTCTTTATCGTACTTGTGTTCGCACATTATTTTATGGCCTCCTATGCCATAGACACTCAAGAACAAGGCGCTTATGCGCCCTGCTCTTTTATATATTGATCTCTCTTTTTATCTTTGGTCCAGTTGATCGCAGCGTTGATACCGTTATCTCTATTGTGCTGATAAAAAGCTTCAGTGCTTAGAGAAGCAGTAAAAGGATGATGCCAATGTTCCGGAAGTTTGTTTGGAATTTGCATAACACCCATGAAAAGATAATCGTCTTCATCTGGATAATTTTTGTATATCCAATTGTTTGCTTCTTCCGGAGTTTTAAATTTAACACCGTCTAAAAAGTTTTTGATTTTGAAACCATCATCCTCAAGTCTGTAAACTTGAAAGTAATAGTTGTCATTGTTATCTGTTTCGCTTTTGTATGTTACTGTTATGTGATCGTTATTCATAATAAATGGCCTCCTATGCCATAGACACAACCAGGGGCTAAAAAAAGCCCCTAGTTTTTAAAGTATGTTTTTCATACTTTTTGAATAAAGGTGTTTGAGTTGAGTATGCTTCAACTTCCCAAGGTCTTTGACGATAAGGAATTGAATTAACAGTTCCTACCTCTTTACCTTCCCATCGTGCATGAAGCTGACGATCAGATTTCCATACTCTGTATTGAAGTCTGCCAGTAACCATCTGCTGCACATGCTGCATCTCGTGAGCAAGAATTTCTATTAGAGCGTGAGTTGGTAAGTTGTAGTCTAAAAGAATTTCATACTCAGTTTGTTTTTCAGAACCTTTACAGTAACTTACGACCGCTCCGGAAAAATCTTTTAGAGTAGTCTTTCTTACTTTTAGTTTGATGCTGATGGTGTTTAGCATTCTTGTTGACATCAACTCTTTACCAAAAAAGTGAGTGGCCTTGATCAACTGTTTCTCTACATAAGGATCATTAGTTAGTCTTGGCATTGATAAAGTTACTTTGAATTTTTTGTTTTTTCTTCTTCTGTTCTTTCTCATAATAAGTAGCCTCCCATGCTACAGACACTGGGGCCTTGCGGCCCCTAGTATTTAGTTTATTTTGACGCCTTGGTTATTTAGATAATCTTTGTAAGCGTCTAATCTTTGACGGTTAATGCTGTCGATGTTTTCGTAAATCTCAGCAACTTCTTTGTAGAAGTTAGGAACATTGTCTTCGATAATCTGAAAGACATGTTCTCTTGGCATTGTATCTTGACCGTTAAGATAGTTAGCAAGTAAGAAAGCGTTCTTGGCTTCTACAATGTAAGAGGAAGTAATGTAAACGTTGCCGTCCATCTCATCATTGAAGTGTTTACCAAGTGCTGCGATTGCTGCGTTGTATTGAGTTTGAGTGTCAAATTTAGTCATAATAAATGGCCTCCTATTGCCATAGACACTGGCGGGAGAATATCCCGCCGTGTTGTGTTTCGGCCATTAAGGCCTCATCAGTATAGCTTTGGAGTTTGTAACTGTTCCCGGTGGTGTGGCATCCTCTGCGATACCCTCTTAATAAGTGTCTCTGTTTTCTTACCAGTTCGCCCTTTAGACTTGGGGTCTATTTGTTCGCCGGTCCCCCGTTCGGTCTATCTTATAAAATAAGATAATTTAAAGTACCATATGGGTACATGGTGTCAACAAAAATGAACAAAAAAAGTGAAAAAAAATTAATTTTTTTAGCCTTATTTTTCGCGGTTTTTAGAACTTTTTTTAACCTGTGGATAAAAAAATGTATTTTATTTTGCTTTTATTTGCATTTTTTCGAGATTTTTTCACATAGTATTACGAATATTCGTATTCGATTCTTTGTTAATAAAACGACGACCAGGGACCGGGAGAAACTGTTTTCCCGGTCTTTACATGGACCGAAAAGTGTGATCTGCGTTTCGTGGCCCGTGGACCTGTCAAGACTTTTTTTGAGAGATAATTTTCATGTTCGATATTAAAATGCTCTGTAGAGCCCTTAAAACGGGTTTTTATGATATATTATGGTACGGTTTTAAATTGGGTCAAAAAATTAAATCTATTTTAATGACCAACGAGATAGGTTATAGAGTTGTTCATGTATGATAAATCATGATAAATTAAAGTACGCTGTATGGCTCTTAAAACGGGAAAAACGGCTGTTTCATATTGTGGAACAAATAGCGGTTCGTGGACCGCGGCGCGCGGAACAGTGGAACGGTACTAGAAGTTTTTGAAAAAATTTGAAACAAAAAAGTTTTTTTATAAAAAAGAAGTGTGGCACTGTTCCATTCGTCTAGAATAGTTGAGAAATATAGTAAAACCTGTCCACACTTGTATTTTGAGAAGTGTACCAAGTGTTCCACTATTACGTACCATACCCTTGGGCATTAGACTGTTTTTGAGAGAAATTTTATTTAAATATATAATTTTGGAAAAACTTCTAGTAACGCTTTGGTATAGTTGATTTGTTTCATTATATGAAATAATGTAACGGTGTAATTATGGCTGGACCAGAAAAGAATTTGTATAAAATGGTTAAAGAAAAGTTATCTGATTATTCGCCTATTCGTATTGAAACTACTACAATAAATGGTTTTCCAGATTTGATCTTGTTCAATAAAAACAAAGAAGTTCTTTTTATAGAATGTAAGGTTTGCGAGCGAGATAAATTGTTACAAAGTCTGAGACCACATCAGAAAGCTTTCCACCATAAATACTCAAAGATATTCGATAAGTTATTCATCTTGCAGAGGGTCCTCTCTACGAGAGAAATTCTTCTGTATAGGTCGGATAAGATAAGCTTTATCGATTATGGGCCCGTCGAGCCCTGTGCGCGCGCCGATGACCGAAAAAACTGGGACGCGATCCGCGATCAACTCGACGATCGACCCACTATATATAGTGGCATTCCCGAAACGGGGAAATAAAATGCGAAAAACGTTGAAAAATATAGAGTTGAAAGGACCGATAATATAGATTATGCAACAATCGCGGTCCGAGGGCCTAGGTACTTAGAGAAAACGAACAAAATGCGAACAAATTTTTACCCCCACCCACCGATTTTTGGCCCGGCGTCTGCAGCGCGCGGCCTAGGTCTAGCAGCATTTTCACAGTCATGGAGTAAAATTTATATATGGACATAGAAAAATATAAAAATCTTGATAAAGAACAACTAAAAGCAATGGTTTTGCTTCGTCAAAAAATCGAACAAGAAGGCGCACGCACTAATTTTATGCGTTTTGTTAAAGCGGTTTGGCCTGAGTTTGTTGAAGGACCACATCATTTACGAACATCAGAAAAATTTCAAAAATTTTCTACTGAAAAAGCTTGTCGCCTAATCATTAACATGCCACCTAGACACACAAAGTCAGAATTTGCGAGTTATTTGTTTCCAGCATGGATGATGGGTATCAATCCTAGATTAAAAATCATTCAAGCTACCCACACAGGCGAGCTCGCAGTCAGATTCGGAAGAAAAATTCGTAATTTAATGAATTCAAAAGAATATAAACGCATATTCCCTGGTGTAACTTTAAGAACTGATAACCAGGCGGCTGGTAGATGGGAAACAAATCACGGCGGTGAATACTTTGCTGCTGGTGTTGGTGGAGCTATTACTGGTCGTGGTGCTGATTTATTAATTATTGACGATCCTCATTCAGAACAAGATGCATTATCAGAAACTGCAATGGATAATGCCTACGAATGGTACACATCAGGTCCTCGACAGCGTTTACAACCTGGAGGATCTATTGCCATTGTCATGACTCGCTGGTCTCAAAAAGATCTTACCGCACAATTAGTTAAAAAAATGGCTGACATAAAAGCTGACAAGTGGGATGTCGTAGAATTTCCTGCAATCTTAGAGGATGATGACGAAGAAAAAAGAAAACCTATTTGGCCACAGTATTGGAAGCTCGAAGAACTAGACAAAGTAAAAGCATCCCTTGTTCCTAGTAAGTGGAACGCGCAGTGGCAACAAAACCCTACTTATGATGGAACCAGTATTATTAAACGTGAGTGGTGGAGAGTGTGGGATAAACCTAATATACCTGAGTGTTACTTTAAAATTCAAACATACGATACTGCATTTTCAAAAAAAGAAACGGCGGACTATTCTGTTATTGCAACCTGGGGAATATTTTATCCAAACGAAGGAAGAGAGCCTCATATTATTTTATTAGATGTCGAAAAAGGTCGATGGGATTTTCCGGAGCTTAAAAAAGAAGCCATGGAAAATCTTAGGTACTGGGACCCTGAGCTAGTTATTATTGAAGCGAAAGCAACAGGAATGCCCTTGATCCACGAGCTGCGGCGCGCGGGCATTCACGCGACAGCATACTCCCCGAACCGCGGTCAGGACAAACATGTCCGTGTCAATACAGTCGCCCCTATATTTGAAGCGGGCCAAGTTTGGCGATCCGATGATGACTTTGCAATTGAAATGATGGAAGAGTGTGCCTCGTTCCCTTATGGAGAACATGACGACATGGTTGACGCAATGACGTTAGCTTTGTTAAGATATCGCCAAGGAAACTTGGTCGAATTAGCTGATGATGATGATATGGACAACTACATACCAAGGAGCCAACGCAAATATGAATACTACAATGGTTAAAAAAATAAATCCGGAAGATCGAAGACTCAAACAAAAGTTAACACCCAAGCAAATGTTATTCGTTACGAACTACGTTCAGGGAACCTTAACAGGTAAAATTTCCGCAAGCGAGGCGGCCCGCAAGGCAGGATACTCACAAAATCGTGCCCGGCAAACGGCTTATGAATTATTAAACCCTAAAATTAATCCGTATATTGTCGAAGCGATTAATGAGATGAAACAAGATTTGTATGAGACATCCGGTGTCTCCATGGCTTCTCATTTAACCGCGCTCAAAGAAATGCGGGACGAGGCCCGCGGTGACAAACACTACTCGGCGGCCATCAACGCAGAAGTGGCCCGTGGTCGTGTGGCAGGATTCTATGATCTAAAAAATAAAACAGAAGAGTCGATGGATCAGATGTCGAAGGATGAGCTTATTGAATTGTTGGAAAAATATGATTCACAAGGTATAACTCATGATAGAGGTCTGATTGTGGAGGATGACAAGAGGTCATTGACCAGCGAAACGCGGACCGTGGAAGGCGATTAATGGTACAACAAATACCCGTAGCAATTTTAAAGCAGGCAGCATCGAACCCTAAAATTTTAGGGCCACTATTAATTAGCACGGTTGGTGCACAGAATGCAGATAAAATAATCAATGCGCTTTCTAATAATCAAATTCCTTTTGATGATGTTTTAAATATTTTAGTAGGATCCCCTATTAGCTCTGTTGTTAATCAAATGGGAAGTGTAGATACTCCTGATGGAGTTTATTTAGGGCCTACTCAAGAAGATTTAGATAGAGCTAGAAAAGAATCGGAAATATTAAATAAACCAACATCTACTCCTATTCCTGAAGAAAAAAAAGTTACAGTTGATGATATTGGGTTTACACAAGTAGATCAAACTCCTCAAATAATTTCTAGTCCTATTCCACCAGAGGAAAAAGTTTCTGTTGATGACATAGGAATGACCGCGGCCCCTGCACCTAGATTACAAGACATGATTATGACAATTCTTGAGCCGCCAGAAAATCCATCTGATGAAGAAAAAGAAATTCAAGAGAGACTAAATAACAAAATGTTTAAAGATCAAAGTATTTTAGATTTTGTTAAAGGAAACCCTAATGTTGATTATAAACAAGAAGCAATCGATAGAGGAGGATATATTGGTGATACTGTTGGAGGAAAATTTTGGGCTAAGTATCCTGCTAATCCTTTCCCAGGTGGTGAGACAACATATAAAAACAGAGTTTTAACTTATATGAAACCAGAGGATTTTTTAAAGTTGGCTGAAAAAAAAGATTTTAATACTGTAGAGTCAAAGACAGCCTTTAAACTTTATGAAAACACTAATACAGGATTAAGTGTTCCGTTCTTAAATGGTAATTTAAATGAAAAAGGACAAATAGAGATTGATGGTCATGAGGGAAGACATCGAGCAGAATATGTTCGAAGATTAGATCCTGATACTCCTATTCCTGTTTACATTACTGTTAGCGCCCCAAGTGGACAAGAACAGTTTGTTAATCAACAGACTTACAATTATGGAAGATCATTGACAGAAGCAGGTGATATTTTATTAAATGCAGATTTTATTAATGAAGAAGGTAATCCTGTCGATGTAAAAATACTCGGATATGATATCGAAGGAAAAAAGGCAGGAGAATTTTTCGATAAAGCAGATCAAATATTCTCTGGACCAGAATTTGTTTCTAATGCTACAAAGTTAAAAGATAAGAATGTAAAAATTCCTGATATTTTAGAATTTTTGGATAAAGGTAAAAAAAGAGATATCTTTAATGAAGCAGATTACAAAGCAATGCTGGATGAAGGTCTACAAGAAATTAATTATCAGCTACAGCAAGAGGTTACAGGAGAAGGGTGGTATGATGAGGGTGTTAGAAAAGCAATGGAGATTGCTCCAAAAATAAATCCAAAGTTTGCAGATAATCCTGATTTAAAAGATTTATTAATTTTCACAACGGCCATATCTTCTTCAGGCGTAAACGTTGGAGCTGATTTTAAAGTAGGACTACAAGTTGTTGATATATTCGCAGACACAGGACAAATACCTCTAAGAAATCCTAACACTAATCTAGGATGGACTCAAAGAGGAACTAATTTAGCTAAACAATTAAACTTAGCTAATAATTATATTCAAAAAAACGGTCTTCCAGCTTTCCTAGAGTTTTTACATTCAGAGATGACAGGTAGAGAGTTAAATAATTTTAGAAAAGAATATGGAAATTTAGGTCCAGCATCAGGAGGCGTAAGAATGGATGAAATATATTCAGGACACAGAGCTTTCGGTCCAAAAATTGGAGAGTTTATGGCTAATCTCTATGGAACAGACGATAATAATGTAACTGATATGTGGAATATTAGAGGCATGAATAGATTAATGGGCGGAAGTATGTACATGAGAGATGCTGAAGGAAATATTATGAAAGATAAAGATGGAAAAATCCTGGAGAATACAGGGACTCCTACAAAAGAATATAAAAATATATTTGATAAATACATGACAGATTTATCCAATTTAATTGGAAAAACAGTTCGTGACACTCAAGCCATTAGATGGTATCTTGAGCAAGGATTATATACAGCGTTAGGAGTTAGAAGTGTACCAAAAGATTACGCAACAGCAGCCCAAGAAGTCCTCGACCAAAAACTCAAAACCGAGTCCGATGGAACTATTCGATCGAGCAAGACTTCAAATACTAAAAACACGTCACCAACAAAGAAAGCCAAAGGTGGTTACGTAATACCTTTGCCTGAAATAGACATGTTGTAAAACACCGATTAGGTGGTATAAATAAAAAATGGCAGATAATATCGATAAAGGTTTGTATCAAGTAGGTGGGCCGCCTGAATTAGAGATCATCAAAAAAGAAACTGAAGTAGAAATTGATGGTCAACGTATTCCTACTCCTGAAGGATTAGAAATTCAAATGGACGAAGAGGGAGGAGCAATTCTTGACTTCGATCCAATGGCCGCGATCCCTGAAGAAGTAGAGTTCTACTCAAACTTAGCAGAAGTTTTAGAAGATGGAGAACTAGGTGAATTATCTGATGAATTAATGGCAGACTTTGAAAGCGACAAGTCTTCTCGTAAAGATTGGGAAGACGCTTACATTAAAGGTTTAGATCTTTTAGGTTTAAAGTTTGTAGAGAGAACAAACCCTTTTCGCGGAGCGAGTTCCGCGACTCATCCACTATTAGCCGAGAGTGCAACTCAGTTCCAGGCAACCGCATTTAAAGAACTATTACCAGCGGGTGGTCCTGTGCGAACAGTCGTCATGGGAGATGAGACTCCAGAAAAATATGCAAAGGCCGGACGCGTTCAAGAGTTTATGAATTTTCAGTTAATGAACAAAATGGAAGATTACACTCCTGAGTATGATCAAATGTTATTTCACTTACCTTTAGCGGGATCGACATTTAAAAAAATTTACTACGATGAATTAATGGATAGACCTGTTTCTAAGTTTGTCCCGGCAGAAGATTTAGTTGTTAATTATTTAGCTACAGACTTAGATAGCTGTGAAAGAATCTGTCAAGTTATTAACATGAGCTATAATGATTTTAGAAAAAAACAAGTTTCAGGTTTTTATAAGGATGTCGATATCTTACCCTCAGATTATAAAGCTGATGAAGTACAAAAGAAATATGATGAATTAGAGGGAATAAGACCAAGTTATGCTGATAAAGCAATTAAGCTTTATGAGTTTCATGTATCTCTTGATTTAAAAAATTTCGAAGACAGAGATCAGATGGGAGAGAAAACAGGAATTAAAATTCCTTATATTGTCACCATTGAAGAAGGATCAAGTAAAGTTGTTGGCATTCGTCGAAACTTTGAAAAAGATGATTCAAAGAAAATGAAGAAACAATATTTTGTTCATTATAAATTTTTGCCAGGATTAGGTTTTTATGGTTTTGGTTTAATTCACATGATAGGTGGATTATCAAGAACAGCTACTGATATTTTACGACAGTTATTAGATGCAGGAACTTTATCAAATTTACCAGCAGGATTTAAATCTCGCGGTATTCGTATGAGAGATGACGCTGATCCTTTACAGCCTGGAGAGTTTAGAGATATTGATGCACCGAACGGTGATCTTCGAAATTCTTTTATGCCTCTTCCTTACAAAGAGCCATCACAAACTTTATATAGTTTATTAGGTTTTGTAGTTCAGTCCGGTCAACGCTTTGCTTCGATTGCAGATATGCAAGTAGGTGATGCTAATCAAAACGCCCCTGTAGGAACAACCATTGCTTTATTGGAGCGTGGATCTCGAATCATGTCAGCGATTCATAAGCGTTGTTATTATTCTCAGAAAAAAGAATTTAAACTTTTATACAAAGTGTTTGCTGATTATTTACCAGAAACATATCCTTACGCTGTAGAGGGTGCAGATCGCACCATTAAAGCAGAAGACTTTGATGGCAGCTTAGATGTTTTACCAGTTTCTGATCCTAATATATTCTCTACTGCACAAAGAGTGACTTTAGCTCAAACAGAACTACAGTTAGCTCAAAGCGCTCCTGATTTACATAACATGAAAGAGGCTTATCGAAGAATGTATGAGGCCCTGGGAATAAAGGATGTTGATCAGATTTTAAGAAAAGATACTCCAGTTGAACCAAAAGATCCAGCAATGGAGCACGCAGATTTACTAGATGGAAATTTAATGCGAGCTTACGAAGGACAAAATCATGACGCTCACATTCAAAACCATTTAATTTTTGGAACTAATCAAATGATTTTAGGTAATCCTCCGATGGCCATGAAGCTTCAAAAACACGTATTGGAGCATGTTTCTTTAAAAGCAAAAGAGCAGGCAATGATGATGTCACAGCAACAACCTATGTCTCCTGAACAAATTGCTACAATGATTGCTCAACTTGAAGCTCAGTCAATGCAGCAATTAAAACAATTATCACAACAATTATCCGGTGCAGGAAAACCTGATCCAGTTGTAGAATTAAAGAAACAAGAATTACAACAAGAGGCACAAAAAGATCAAGCAGACGCTCAAATAGATGCAGCTAAACTACAATTAGATGCTGAAAAACTCAGACAAAAAGTTGCGACTGATCAAGCAAGAATACAAAAAGATTATGATATCGCAGATAAGCGTGCAGAAGTTCAGTATGATAAAATGACAACTCAAACATTGAACCAGGAGAGAAGAGATGCCTCTAAACAAAAAGGGTAAAAAAATCATGAAGTCTATGAAAAAAACATATGGAAAGAAAGAAGGCGAAAAAGTATTTTACGCTTCTAAAAATAAAGGCACAATAAATAAAGTTGAAAAGAAGAGTAGAAAAAGTGCCTAAGCCATATTACATTATGGATATGATAGATAAAAAAACAGAAGCACGTGTTCAAAAAATAATTAACGAAACAAGGGACTTTGTTCAAGATCAAGCAGCAAAAGGAGTAGATCTTGTTGAATTAGCTCAAGTTATGTTAAGTATGAGTCGTGAAGCAATGGTAGATGCTTATGGAGAGTATATTGCAGACACCTATATAACTACTCAAATTAGTAAGTTGCAAACACCTAAAAATAGTTTAACATTACACTAATGACTAAAAAGTTAACCAAAACAATACCACCCAAAAAAGGACCTGTGTCTCAAGGGATGGAAATTCCTTATGGAAAAATAGTGCCAGTGGGATCTGTGCCAGAGGATAAGAAGCGTAAAAAAGGTTATGGTATCGCTTCTAAAGGTCTTAAATTCGAAGGAGTATTCTAATGCAAAAATGGATTAAGGATCTTTGGGAAAAGCACCCAAAGAAGAAATGGCTTGTAATCGGCGTAGTTATCGGTTGGGCCGTAGCTCAATACCTCTAAACAATGTTATCAAAAATTTTAGGCGGATCTTTAGTAGACACTGTTGGTAAAGTTATCGACAGTGTCCACACTTCTGAGGAAGAAAAAGGTCAAATCAAAATCAAACTTCAACAACTAGAAAACGAAATCAATTCTAAACAAATGGATATTAACTTAGCTGATGCTAAGTCCACTGCTACAGGTATTGGTGGTATAATGCAGCGGTCGTGGAGGCCCCTAATCGGAATGTCCTGTGCCCTAGCGATATTGTGGGAATTCGTATTAAAACAATTTATCGTTTTTATTTTAGCTGCTTTCAGTATTCAACATAACCCACTTCCAGAGCTTGATATGTCGACTTTATTCCCGCTCGTCACGGCCTTGCTCGGAATGTCGGGCCTTCGCTCTTGGGAAAAAAGTAAGAAGCTTACCAAATAGTGGAACATTTCGATTATAAAGTAAAAAAACTAATTCAACAGAAGATCGAGGAAAAGAAAGAGGATTTACTATCAAGGTCTTTGAAATCTTTTGAAGAATACCAATATCAATTGGGTAAGCTACACGGACTAGAACAGTTTTTGATAGATTACCAGGATTTATATAATGAGGTAATGAAAGATGAGTAAAATAATACTTCCAAAAGGTTTTCAAAAGAAAACCAAAGTAGATGAAACAAAGAAAGAAGAGAATAAAAAGGCCGCCATGGACAGAGTTCCTCAAGCGACAGGCTGGAGAATTGTGGTGCTTCCTTATAAGGGAGTAGAAAAAACCAAAGGTGGTTTATTGTTGACAGATAAAGCAATAGAAGAACAACAATTAACAACTAATGTTGGTTTAATTTTAAATATGGGACCAGATGCTTATGCTGATAAAAATAAATTTCCTAATGGACCTTGGTGTTTAAAAGGAGATTGGATTGTGTTTGCAAAATATGCAGGCTCCAGAGTTAAGATTGAAGGTGGAGAAATTCGCATTCTTAACGATGATGAAGTATTAGCAAAATTAGATGATCCTAAAGATGTACTAACCCTTTATTAAAGGAGACAATTATGGCTGAAGAAAAAATGGTAGACCTTGACACCACAGGAGAGGGTCAAGAGGTTGAACTTCAACAGGAAGATAAATCTACTGAAGAGAATAAAGCTGAAGAAGAAAAAGTAGAGGCTTCCACTGAAGACAAACAAGAACAAACTGAAGAAGACGATTCTAAAGATGACGGCTTAGATAAGTATTCTAAAAATGTTCAAAGAAGAATTAAAAAACTTTTGGACAGGATAGAGAAGACTGAGCAAAGAGAACAGGAAGCTCTTCGTTTTGCAGAAAATGCAAAGAAAAAATATGAAGATTACGAAAATAAGATTAAATCTTTAGACGAAAATTATATTAGTGAATATGAGACGAGAGTAAAATCTCAAATTGAGCAAGCTAAAAAAGCTTATCAAGATGCTCTTTATAACAATGATATCAATGCACAAGTAGAGGCTCAAAGAGCTTTAACCAGGCTAGCTATCGAAGAGGAGAGAGCAGTTGCTTCTAAACAACAAAGAGAGAACTTGCAAAAACAGCAAGAAGGTTTAATGGCTGAACAACAGTCTCAACCACAACAACCTACTCCAAGACAACCCGATCCACGAGCCGAGCAATGGGCTTCAGAAAACAAATGGTTCGGTCAAGATGAAGCGATGACTTTTACTGCCTTAGCTCATCATAAAAAACTTTTAAGAGAAGGTTATGATCCTAAAAGCGATGAGTATTATGAAGAAATTAATTCATATATGAAAAATCAATTTCCACATAAGTTCGAGCAAAAACAAGAAGAAGTCAAAGAAACTAAAGAGAGAGCACCACAAGTGGTTGCTTCTGCCTCTCGTTCAAAAACAACAGGCGGTTCTAAAAAGGTAAAACTTACTCCTAGTCAAGTTGCAATAGCAAAAAAACTAGGTCTTACTCTTGAACAATACGCAAAATATGTATAGATTGGAGATAATATGGTAAATAAAATGCTAAGATCTAGCGAGACTAGGGAAAAGACAACTCGTAAAAAAGGTTGGGTTAGACCTTCTTCGTTAGACGCACCCCCAGCACCGGATGGATTTAAACACCGATGGATTAGGGAATCAGTCAGAGGTTATGATGATACGAAAAATATCATGGGAAAATTACGAGAAGGTTGGGAATTAGTCCGAGCCGATGAGTATCCTGACTGGCAACTTCCAACCATTGAAGATGGTAAACACGCAGGTGTGATAGGGGTAGGTGGGTTACTGTTAGCTCGTATGCCAGTAGAAACCGTTGAAGAGCGTAATGCTTATTATCAAAATCTAACCGAGAGCCAAAAAGAGGCTGTCGACAGCGATCTACTGAAAATCGAGGATCCAAGGATGCCGATCAGTAAACCCCAAAGGCGTACCAATGTAACATTTGGTAAAGGAAACAAGTCGTAATCGGCACGGTTTGTTGAACGACCAATACTAACAACATATTACAAAGGAGTAATATAATGGCAAATCAACAAGGAAACTTTGGATTTCGTCCAGTTCTTATGCAAGGTTCCGCTTATAACGGACAAGGTCAACAACAAATGACCATTGCTAGCAATGAAACGAATTCCATTTTCATGGGAGACCCAGTTGTATTAAATGCAAATGGTTCTATTTCTCGTGGGTCCTCTGCTGGTGCTGAGCTTGTTGGTGTTTTCAATGGTTGTTTCTATACAGACCCAACTTCACAAAAACCAACTTTCTCAAACCACTATCCAGGGGCGATTGTAGCAGACGATATTGTTGCAAGCGTAATCACAGACCCAGACGTGGTGTTTGAAGTCAAATGTGACGATTCAAACGCTGGACGAGCACAAGTCGGTTCAACATGTAATATCGCTACATATAGCGCAGGATCTACAAAATCAGGTATTTCCGATGTCGCTATTGACGGTGATACATTTGCAACTTCAAGTGCTTCTAACTTCGCTGTTTATGATCTTTCAACAGATCCTGATAACAGTGACTATACTGCTGCTAACGCTAACATTCTTGTTAGAATCAACAAACATCAGTATAGAGATACTACAGGCATATAGGAGGTTAAACTATGGCTATTTCTAGAAGTCAACTCGTTAAAGAGTTAGAGCCAGGTTTGAACGCCCTGTTCGGCTTGGAGTATGGGCGCTACGACGCTCAACACGCAGAAATCTTTGAGACAGAAACTTCAGATCGTGCATTCGAAGAAGAAGTAATGTTATCAGGATTTGGTAATGCAAGAACGAAGAGTGAAGGTGGATCAATTATCTATGATAATGCAACAGAAACTTTCACAGCACGTTACACACATGAAACAATTGCACTTGGTTTTGCAATCACTGAGGAAGCTGTTGAAGATAATCTTTATGACAGAATCTCAGCAAGATATACAAGAGCACTTGCACGTTCCATGGCAAACACAAAACAGGTGAAAGCTGCAAACATTTTAAATAATGGTTTTGATAACAACTTCCCTGGTGGTGACGGTGTTGCTCTTCTTTCTGACGCAC